TGTTAATCGTTGGTTATCAATGCGAATGGAATTAACAGAACTAGTCAATGAATTGCAAACATATACAATTGGATTACTTAGACCGCAAGAAACATATCGATTGTATTATGAACTTTTGCCTACAAATAAGAGCTTTGCAAAATACATTAAAGGCAAAGCTGAAGATAAATTTGATAAAGATTTAATTACGCAACTTGCAGAACATTATCAAATTAGCAAATCAGAAGCAACGGATTATGCAGATTTAATGGATAAAGTTACATTAGAGCGCATCATAACAATGTATGGATATAGCGATGCTGAGAAAAAACGTATGTTAAAAGGAATCAAATGAGTGTAAATACGCAGACACATTACAAAGGTAAGGATAGTCTTTATAAATTTGCACAAGAATGGGGATTGAATGCCTATGAATTTGATATCATTAAACGCATTGTAAGATGCCGTCACAAAGGTTCATTTGAACAAGACTTGCAGAAGACTAAAGATTTAATTGATATCTATTTGAAAGAATCAAATTATATATAGTCCCATTCAAATGTTAATGAAGTACTAATGAATTTTTTTTGTTTGTCGCTATAATAATAGTATTGAAGTGATTGTGTTAAACTGTCACCATTCCATATGGCAGAGGCAATGTCATCAACTAATGATTCTAAATTAGTAATAGATTTTTTATTTTCAGTATTTGTAGATTTTTTTATTGGATCTAAGATATCTCTTTTTATGTTGTCAGCAAACCAATTGGTAAACCAATAATATGCGCCCTCTTCATCATCGCCAATTCCTGGAGCAAATGGATTCCAACTACGGAAATCATAAAAATAATCTTGAGGATACAACGTTGTAACTTTATATACTCGTCTAATTGCTGCTATTATTTTTCCATTCTGCTCTCGATACGTTTTATTTGGATCTGCTTTTGGTTTTTCTTTTGGTTTTGCACCTTTTATAAAATCAACATGTACATGTTCTAAATGTGGACTTTCTCCTGTGTATGCGTGCCATCCTTTAGGAGAAAGTCCACATTCGTTTATTGTAAATAACATTTTTGGCAGAATATGTAGAATGATTTGCTACTAAATAATCTGCTAATTCTTGCATAACCGGATCGCCGATACCCTTTGCTCCGTGCCAATCAATAGCATTTCCGATATTATGTTCCGACGGAGTATTTGTTTTACCAATATTACGGCCTCCGGGAGGCGGCCATATACCAATTGCACTCCATTTTTCTTTAGAAAATTGTGGTTTAGATAAGATATCTGCTTTACAAAATTTCGTAGCATCAGTTTGTTCTGTAAGCAAATGTTTTAACCGTATCATATATTATAAATATATTTGATTTGAAATTTTAAATTATTTTCATATAATATAGTATGAAAGGCACATACATTAATCCAGTATATAGATTAGCAGTACGAGACGCAGCTTCTGTACCAAGAAAGATTTCATATTCGCAATGGTCAATGTATGAACGTTGCCCACTTTCTTGGAAATTATCATATATCGATGGTCTAGCGCCGTTCCAAGCATCAATTGAAACAGTGTTTGGAACAGCATTCCATGAAACATTTCAGTATTTCTTAACCGTAATGTATACGGAATCCGTTAAGAAAGCAGAAGCATTGGATTTGCGTGGCATATTGCAAAACAAACTTCGCGAAGAGTATGCACGATGCGTACAAGAATTTGGTGGAGAGCATTTTTCAAATCCATTGCAACTAGCAGAATATTTAGAAGATGGTGCTGCTATTCTGCAATGGTTTAGCAAACGACGAGGACAATACTTTTCAAGCAAAGATTGGGAATTAGTTGGCATTGAAATTGAATTATGTCATCCGGCATCTCCCAAGAATCCATCAGTATACTGGTATGGTTTTATTGATGTTGTTATGCGACACGTTCCTACTAATACTTTTAAATTGTTTGATATTAAAACGTCTCGCAATGGTTGGAAGCAATCAGCTAAATCAGATGCAATGAAGTCAGCACAATTAATTGCATATAAAAATTACTTTGCAGAACAATTTGGTGTATCGCGTGACAAGATTGAAGTTGAATTTTTTATCGTTAAGCGTAAGATTGTTGAAGAATCAATGTTTCCGCAAAAACGAATTCAAAATCATAAACCAGCAGCTGGTTCAGTAACTCAAAAGAAAGTTCAACGGCAGATTGAATCTTTTGTTGATGCATGCTTTGATGCAGAAGGCAATAAGAATGCTGATAGAAACTATGTTGCAGTTGCAGGTAAAGGTGCCGTTAATTGTAAGTATTGTCCGTTTAAAACAGATTATGAACGTTGTCCTAAAGAAAATAGGATTCGTGAATAAAATTCATTATAATAAAGTATGATTAAGTGGACACATAAACATGTATACGTTTACGAATTTCAGATGCAAAATCATCCAACGTGGCCAGGTACTAAAACATGTGTCATGGAGTATTCGTTGTGTACAAACATAGATGGCCCTGATCATAAAGAAAATAGAAAAACATTGGAACAAATGCTTCGTTTAGTATATGGGCATTATCCAAAAGGTGTTAAATTTGTACGAGAACGACGATGAAACGAATTGCAATTATCGGAAATACAGATTGGCAAAATAAAAGAAAAATACAAGAAACTCTGCAGCTTGTAAAAAAGAAGTTTGGTGACGATTTGATTGTTGTTGGTGCAGGTGGTAATGAAGGAGCCAACAGTATGGTTAGAAAGTATGCATTGGAATTTGGTTTAAGTTACGAAGAATATAACCCTTCATTTTCAGGACATAACATGTATTCAGCAATGCCAGAATCATATTATGGTAAACCATATCATTTTTCGCAGCTTCATCACCGCATGCAGCTTATTGCAGAACGATGCGATTACATGATGATTTTAAGCAATCAAATGCAATTAGATCCAGTGCTTCAAACAGCATGGACGCGAACTAAAAAATTACAAAAACCTGTGGTTATCTTAGGTTAAACCATATTTATATAAAAGTTATAAAGGATAAAATGCAGTTACCAAAACTAAAAAAAATCGACCCCAACAAGCCCAAGAAAAAGAAAATTTTATTATTAGCAGATGATTTCCGATTGCCTTCGGGTATTGGTACCATCAGCCGAGAGATTATATTCAATACCGTACGACATTATGATTGGGTACAATTAGGCGGCGCATTAAAACACCCAGAAGCAGGTCAAGCATTTGATTTGTCAGTACAAGTTGCACAAGAAACGGGCATAGAAGATGCATCAGTTAAAATTATTCCATGGAATGGTTATGGAGACCGAAATATTCTAATGGCACTTATAAACAATGAACGTCCAGATGCAATATTTCATTTTACCGATCCGCGATATTGGACTTGGTTATATGCTATTGAGCACGAAATTAAAACAACATTCAACATACCTATTATTTATTATTCAATTTGGGATGATTTACCTTATCCAATGTGGAACGCACCATTTTATGCAAGTTGCGATTTAATTATGGGTATTAGCAAACAATCAGACAATATTCATCGAGAAGTACTCGCACAAAATGGATTTGATGTTGTAAATTATGATGCTCAAGATTCAGTACCAACGGATGTAAAATGGAATCAAATTGTTACTGGGTTTGTTCCTCACGGATTAAATCATAATACATTCAAACCATTGCCTGTAGATGATGCAACATACAAACATGTTTATGAAAACATTAAAACGAAACATGATGTAGACTTTGTAGTGTTTTGGAACAATCGAAATATTAGACGAAAACAACCAGGCGATTTAATTTTAGCGTTTAAAACATTTGTTGACGGATTGCCTGCAGAGCAAAAGCAACGAGTAGCATTGCTAATGCATACACAGATTGTAGATGAAAACGGAACAGATCTCCGAGCCATTTTTAAAACATTGGCACCAGATTGCAAAATAATATTTTCGGAACAAAAATTATCTCATGCTGAATTGAATGCTATGTATAATGTTGCAGACGTTGTTGTTAACATTGGTAGCAACGAAGGATGGGGACTTAGTTCAACTGAAGCAATATTATCAGGCACTCCGATTATTAACAATGTAACTGGTGGATTACAAGACCAATGTGGATTTGTGGACGAAAATGACGAGTGGATTAGATTTAATGGAGAATTTGCAACTAATCATACAGGTAAATATAAATTACACGGCGTTTGGGTTAAACCAGTATTTCCAAGTAATAGATCACTTCAAGGTTCGCCACAAACGCCATATATTTTTGATGATCGAGCAAAATATGAAGATGTTGCTGATGCAATTCGATATTGGTATGACACGCCAGAAACACTTCGAAATCAAATGGGTCAATCTGGTAGAGAATGGGCATTAAAAAATGGACTAACGGCCGAACAAATTGGCAACAAAATGATTGAAATGATTGATTATTTATTTGAATCTAAATTAGAAATCCGTGCAAGATATACACTAACTAAAGTTACACCAAAAAAATACGAAAAAACAGGAATAGTATGCGAACAGTTATAATAGCATCACCAGTAGCAACACAATCAGGATACGGTCATCATGCCCGCGAAATTATTGCAAACATTATAGAACAACGTGGTAAAGAATGGGACGTTAAACTCGTGTCTTTGCCATGGGGACATACTCCATTTACATATCCAATACCACAAGATTGGAATCAACGCATTGTTCCGCTACCACTTACATCACAACCAGACGTTTGGGTACAAGTTACAGTGCCTAATGAATTTCAAGCAGTTGGAAAGTATAATATTGGAGTTACTGCTGGCACCGAAGGAGATATTTGTCCTGCGGAATGGATTGACAAACTTAATGCAATGCAATTGGTCATTGTACCAAGCGAATTTACAAAACAAGTATTTATTAATACATCCCAAAAGAATAACAAACCTATTACATCTAAAATAGAAGTAATTCCAGAATATTTTGATGAAAATGTATATACTAATAAAACAACTGGCCAGTTATCGATTCTAGATTCAATTCCTGAAACATTTGCATTTTTATCAGTTGGTCATTGGTTGCAAGGTCAAGCTGGCGAAGATCGTAAAAATATTAGCGGGCTTATTCATTGTTTTTTTAATACATACAAAAATCAAAAAGATGCACCTGCACTTGTATTAAAGTCGAGCGGAGCAACATATTCAGTTATGGACCGCATGGATATTGAAAACAAAATAATTCAGCTTCAAGAATTATTTCCGGGAGCTAAGTTACCAAACGTATACTTATTGCACGGAGATTTAGCAGATGAAGAAATGAATTTGCTTTACAATCATCCTAAAGTAAAAGCTATGATATCATTTACAAAAGCAGAAGGGTTTGGTCGTCCATTACTTGAATTTTCAACTACAGGTAAACCCGTAATTGCACCTCATTATTCTGGTCAAGCTGATTTTCTTAAAAAAGATTTCATTTGTGCATTGCCAGGCGGTTTGACTGAAATACATGAATCAGCTCGTAACGAATTTTTAATTAAAGATGCAAAGTGGTTTACTCCAGATTATACATATGCTAGTAAAATGATGAAAGAAGTGCAAAAGAATTATAAAAAATGGCAAGAATTAGCAAAACGCCAACGTTATTTTGTTAATTCGACATTTACTAAAACTGCAGTAGCACCCGTATATGAAAAAGTATTAGGTATCGTTGATGAAGCATTAGCATCAGTACCAAAACAAGTAGAATTGTCATTGCCTAAATTAACGTTACCTAAATTAAAGAAAATTGAAGCATGAAAATAAGTTATGCAGTAACGGTATGTAACGAATTGCAAGAAATACAACGTTTGCTTGATTTTTTACTTAAACATAAACAGAAAACTGATGAAATTGTTGTGTTGTTAGATATAACAAATACAGATGATGAAATGATATCAACGCTGCGACATTATGAACGACATTATGACGATCATATAACCATATGGCAAGATAAATTTCAAGGACATTTTGCCGATTGGAAAAATAAATTATCATCATATTGTTTTGGCGATTTTATTTTTCAGATTGATGCAGATGAAATACCAAATGAAACTTTGATAACACAACTACCAAATATACTAGAAACAAATTCTACAGTAGATGTTGTTTTGGTACCTAGAGTAAATACTGTGGAAGGTATGGATCAAGATCATATGCAACAATGGGGTTGGAATGTGAATGAACATGGATGGATCAATTGGCCAGATTATCAATGGAGGATTTATCGCAATGATGATTCTATTACTTGGAAAAATAAAGTGCATGAAGTATTACAAGGTTTTAAAGAATATTCAACTTTACCAATGCAAGAAGATTATTCATTATATCATCCAAAAACAATGGATCGGCAAATCAAACAAAATGCATATTATGAAACATTGTAAAACAAAACAAGAAATATATACGGATTTAGAAGTTGAAGCAATGCAAAACAAGGATGCTAATTCTATAGTATGTGATATAAAACAACTAATCAAAAAATATCCTAATGATAAAGAATTGGGGTGCGCTATTCGTAAATACTTTATAAAGAATAATCATGACGCAGATAACCGAATATAGAAATCAAGTACTTGATGTATTAAAACAAAGTAACAATCATTATGCTACTAAAATTATTAATTTGCAAGTAGCAGACAAAACAATATCATATCATCGTTGGTTGCATCCATGGCAAGGCGATTGGGAAGTTCGTGCATTGTTTAATGAAACAATTTTAAGTAATTTATCTAAAATTATTACACCCGGCAGTACCGTAATTGATATTGGAGCACATACCGGTAACATGTCCGTTGCATATTCATTGTTTGCTAACAAAGTAATTGCATTTGAGCCAAATCCTGCTACATATGAAGTATTAGAATTGAATTCGACTTTGAACAAAAATATTCAACCATTCAATTGTGCTATTTCGGATGAAGAAGGAGCATTAACATTTCATTATTCAGATCATGGATTTTGCAATGGAGGATTTGCTACACGTACTGGGCATGGCATTGGAGTTACTGGTCATACTGTGCCAATTGACGTAATGGCAGTTAATTTTGAAAAATTTATCAATGAAAATGAAATTGAACTTGGACATGTTTCTTTGATTAAAATAGACGCTGAAGGACATGATAAGGATATTTTAAAAACATTGAAGCATACAATAACGACACATAAACCAGTTTTAATTACTGAAATTTATGATGGCTTACATCTCAATGAAATTACTGATTTATTAGATACAATTCATGAATTAGGATATAAAGCATATGATGAAGAAATTAATCATTTAGATCTAGATAATTTAGGTAAAGAAATAAAATCAGTTAATGATATAAAACCAGGCTCTGGCCATAACTTAGTTTGTATATATGATTCCAAATAATTTGCATTATGTACATTTAAGTAATAATGGTCGGCCATGGAAGTTGCATCATTATTTATCAGTAAAATCTGCATATGTTCGAAGCAAAGTTAATAAGATATGTATGTGGGTTGATGCCGAGCCAACTGGCGAATGGTGGGAAAAAACTAAACCAATGGTTGAATGTATTCACATCGAAGCCCCGTCTGAAATTTTTGGAATACCAATAACACAATTAGCACATAAAAGTGATGTATTGCGTTTACAAATTCTTTTAGAACATGGCGGAATATATGTTGATACGGATACTATATTTGTTAAAGATTTTTTATCATTGCTACATAATAAATTTGTTTTAGGACAACAAGCACCCAATGGATCGGAAGGATTGTGCCCTGCTGTGATTTTATCAGAGCCAAATTCAGTATTTGCACAACATTGGTTGGCAGGATTCAAAGATCATTTTCATGGTGGCCCACCTGGAAGTGATACGTGGTGCACGCATTCAGTACATTATCCATTATGGTTATCTAAACAACTTTCAAACGAAATTACAATATTAGATCATGAAGCATTTTTTTGGCCATTGTATCATCAAGACCACATTGAAGCAATGTTTGAACAAAATCATGATTTTCCAAATGCATATTCTCATCATCTATGGGAGAGTAGTGGTAAAAAATATTTAGATAATTTAACAGAATCTGATATAATAACTACAAATACTACATTTTCTAACTTAGTAAAAGATTTATTATGAATATCGTAATTTATGCAGGAGATAGAAAATATTATTCGGTTTTGCAACCAATTGCAGAAGAATTAAAAAATACCAATCATGCATTTTTATTTTACTATACACAAAGTACGCAATTACTTTATCCAAATCACCCAGATCATAAACAGCGGTTTAAATATGATGGCCAGATACAAGATGAAACACCTGTCATATCAGAAACATTGCAACTACAATTGCCATTTGTGCCAGATGTTTTAATTTTAGCTCGAGAACGATGGAATCCGGAACAATCGATTATACATGAATTTAAATCTAAATGGGATTGTAAAATATGTTGTGTTGAAGTAAGTAGTCATTTAACTAACAATATTGAAAATCGATTAGAAATGTTATCTAGAACACAATATCCACAAAATCAAGTAGATTATTTTTTCGAACATAGTCAATGGGCAAAGCAACGTAGAATAGATTGTTTAGATGAATCATATGATATAAAAACAATTGTTGTAGGCAATACTAGAAACTTTAAAGAAACAGATCTGCAACGAGTAAAAGAAAAATATAATATTGACCCAACTAAACAACAGATATTATTTTGGGGTGTAATTAATACAACAAGACGTACCGCATTTGAAGCATTACAAGTTTTAGCAAATAAAACAAAAGATACGCATCAAATTTATTATAAATGTTATCCAGGTGAACCATATAATGATCGATTTCAAAAAGATTTCAATCCTTTTTGTGTTGATGGCGTTACTGTAATATATGATGAAAATGATATATACGATATGGCTGCAATCTGCGATACTCATATAGCAGCTGCTAGTAGCGTATTTAACTTTGCATTTGCACATAATAAAAAACTAGTTAATTTAGATAGTATATGTTTTGCGGACGAAAAAATGAATGATATCAACACCTATCTTGAAGAAACAAACAATGGCGTTGAAGATTCTGCCAAATTTTGGATGGGAGTTTGGAATTTAAATTCCGTTGATGAATTTAAAAATATGATTGATTTGCGTCGTATAAATACATTCAAACAAACAAATACAGAATTTATGCAATGCGTTCATGCAAATACAATTGACTTTGATTGGGACTGTAATTTTTTAAATCAACCAAAAAAAGACTACGACAATCTAGTTAAATATTTTGATGAATATCAATTTGATGGAAATAGTACTAATAGAATAATAAATTTTTTAAACAATGAACTTAAAAACTAATCAATATAAATTTTTAGATCAGACATTAACGTTAACGTGTCAGGAAACGGAACATACTATAAAATTAATACAAGATGAATTGTCTACATATAAACCTATGTTTGATATAGGATTTCAACCAGGAGATTGCATAATAGATTTAGGAGCCAATTTAGGAATTATTTCTATTTTATTATCTAAAAAGTTTCCATTTACTAAAATTTATTCATTTGAAGCATCTCCTATAAATTATCAAAATTTTGTTAAAAATATAAAAGATAACAATTGCACTAACATTCAAGCATTTAATTTAGCGGTTTGGTCTGATTCAAATAGTATTATACAGATTCCGACATCACCAACAAATTCTGGAGGTTCTTCAATATATTATAAGTCTGAGTTTTTTAATCAATATCCAGTTTCGCAAGTACAAACGATTTCACTTGAAGATATTTTGGATCAAAATAATATAACAAGTTGCAAACTAATGAAAATTGATGTTGAAGGAGCTGAATATGAAATATTTAGAACATTCCCAACAACTCGAATCAACGTTATTAAAAACATCGGGATTGAATTTCATAAGTGTGAAGCAGCTAAATTAATTGATTTGAAACATGTATTGAAAAATAATAGTATTAATATTGTCTGCGAATTTAATGCAGCAGGCGGAAAATTAAGATAACATGAATATATACGTAGATATCGACGAAACAATTTGTATGTATACTGGAGAACGTCGTTATGATTTAGCAGACCCCATCTTGGAAAACATTGAAAAAATCAATATATTATATGAAGAAGGACATGACATTACGTATTGGACCGCAAGAGGTTCAGTTACTGGTATAGATTGGTTCGATGTAACTAAAATGCAATTAGATACATGGGGATGTAAATATCATAAATTAATTACGGGTCAAAAACCTGCATATGATTTATTGATTTGCGATAAAACAAAAAGAATAGAAGAAATATGAAAAAAACTTACATTATTGCTGAAATTGGAATCAATCATAATGGCGATTTAAACATAGCAAAGCGATTGATTGATATTGCGGCATTGTCAGGGTGTGATGCAGTTAAATTCCAAAAACGTAAACCAGCTGTATGCGTACCTGAGCATCAAAAAAATGTCATGCGAGATACACCATGGGGCACGATGACTTATTTAGACTACAAATATCGAGTAGAATTTGAAAAAGCAGAATATGATGAAATAGATCGTTATTGTGCAGAAAAGGGCATTAAGTGGTCAGCATCCCCATGGGATATGAATTCTTTAGAATTTTTGAAGCAATATGATCTTCCGTTTATAAAATTACCATCGGCAATGTTAACTAATAATGAATTAGTAGAAGCATGTGCACAATGTGGTAAAAAGTTAATTTTATCTACCGGAATGAGTACAGAAGAAGAAATTGATACGGCAATTGCATTGATACGCAAACATACAGAAAACTTTGCGATATTGCATTGTAATTCAACGTATCCTGCACCCATTGCAGAATTGAACCTAAGTACCATCGCGACACTTAAAAACAAGTATAAGTGCGAAGTAGGGTATTCGGGACATGAATTTAGAATTGGAACTACGGTAGCAGCAGTATACTTAGGAGCTACAATATTAGAACGACACATAACATTGGATCGTACAATGTGGGGCACAGATCATTTGTCATCAGTAGAACCACAAGGCCTAATTAAACTTGTTAAAGGCGTACGAGAATTAGAAGAAGCATATGGTGATGGCATCATACAAGTAACAGAATCAGAAAAACCAATTAGAACTAAATTAAGAGGATAAAAATGAAAACAAATTTAAAAAAAGTGTTTATAGAAACACAAAATCATTGGCAAAATACAAAAGAATATTCGGGGTCGGGATATGAAAATTTTAAAAATGATCGAAGAAAAAAACTAGCCGAACAAATTGTACAATTAAAACCAAAAAGTGTTTTAGAAATTGGATGTTTTGGCAGATACAATCTTAGACAAATTCATGAATTAGATTCTACAATTGAATTAACAGGATTTGATATTAATTCTAATGCATTAGAATATGCAAAAAATAAATTACCTAAATTAAATTTAATTCATGGGAGTATATATGAATTAGATAAATATTTTCACGAAAATCAATTTGACATTATTTTTACTGCAGGCGTACTTATTCATATACCATGTTTTTCGGATAAAATAGATACAGATAACATTTTAAATATAGCAAACAATCTTAAGAAAATAGCAAAACAATTTATATTTCATGCAGAGCACCATGGTGATACATATTATAAATTACCAAATAAAACTATGCGTTATGTACATAACTTTAATGATATGTATAGTACGTGTGCAGAAGTTCAAATAAATCAAGCACTGAATGCATCTCATGGATTTGAACAACTTATTAAAGTTACATTATAATGAATTTTACTGGAAAAAAAATATTTATTACTGGCGGTACCGGTTCATTAGGAAAAGCTCTTATTAAACGATTAAAACAATTTGATTGTACAATTATTGTTTATAGCAGAGATGAAGGCAAACAAGCATTAGAATTTGGACAAGATGCAAGTATTATCAAAGTAATTGGCGACATTAGAGATTTTGATAAATTAAACGTTACACTACAAAGACATAAACCGGATTATATTATACATACAGCTGCATTGAAGCGTATCGATGATATGGAATTTTATCCTGATGAATGCGTAAAAACAAATATCAACGGATCGGAAAATGTTGCAAGAGCTGCATTAGAGAATGGAATTGAAAAGTGTATTTTAGTATCAACTGACAAAGCCTGTCAACCAGTTAACGTATATGGTTCGAGTAAATTCATTGCTGAGCGTATTTTTACAAATTATGATTATCATTCTACATCAACCGTATTTGCATCTGTTAGATATGGAAATGTAATTGCATCGCGTGGATCGTTTATTCCACTTTGGGTGGATATGATTAATAACAATCAAACACTCAAAGTTACATCAGAAGCAATGACTCGATTTTTATTTACATTAGATGATGCAGTTAATACAGTATTGGGTGCATTAGAACATGCAGTTGGTGGAGAAGTATTTGTTCCACAAATTAATTCTTATACATTGCCAACATGTATAGCTGCATTAGGTAAAATGTTAAATAAACAACCTAAAACAGAATTAATAGGTCTTCGACCCGGAGAAAAATTGCATGAAGATATGTTAGCAGTAACCGAATTGCCTTTTACATATCAAGTACCAGAAATTAATTTGTTACAAATACGTCCGCAATACACAAATAAAAGTCATCAAGATTTCAAAAAATATACAGGACCAGAGTTTAATTCGGCATTATGGGTAACAGAAGATACTGATGAATTGATTGAATTGATTGAAACTGGATTAAAGTGTTAAAATGAAAATAACCCATTTAAATGGCGCTTGTGAAATTATTCAAGCAAATGGTATTAAAATTTTGACCGATCCGTGGTTAGTTGATGGAGAATATTACGGATCTTGGTATATGTATCCGCCGTTGCCCAATTTTGATTTTGATTTATTAAATGATATTGATTATATTTATGTTTCACACATACATCCAGATCATTTAAGTAAACTAACATTAGAAAAACTCAACAAAGAGATTCCGGTATTAATACATAAATTTTCTACTCCATTTTTAAAAATAAACATTGAACAACTAGGTTTTTCTGTTATTGAATTAGAATCAAATGTACGTACCCATTTAAAAAACGATGTTTATATCAATATCATACCTGCAGGTTATTGTAATCCGATACATTGTGCTAAAACATTTGGTTGCGGTAAGATGGAAACTAATTTTGCATCCACAATCGTAGATACATTATGTGTTATTGATAATAATGAATATACAGTTTTAAACGTTAATGATTGCCCATTTCCTGTAGCAAAATTTGCAATCAAATCTGTTTTAAATTCGTATAATAAAATTGATTTCTTAATCACCGGATATACAGGAGCAAGTGCATATCCACAATGTTTTTCTAATTATTCAAATAGCGAAAAATTACAAAAAGCACAAGAACAAAAACAATATTATTTTGATTCTGGATTAAATTTTATAACTCATTGTAAACCTACATACTTTATGCTTCATGCAGGAACATATATTTTAGCAGGAAAGTTAGTAAATTTAGAACCATATCGAGCAATAAATGATATAAAAGATACTTGTGACAAATACAATGAATTACAAAATACATCTACAGGAATATTATTAAATTCATATGAATCTTTTGATTTAGTAACTAAAGAGCAATCTGCACCATATAAGCATTTTACCTCAGCTGATCGAGATTTATATGTTAATAACGTATTGCGACATAAAAAATATTCATTTGAAAATGATGCAGTTGTCGAAGATTTAGAATTAATTTCTTTGTGCATAAAATCATTTAATCGTTTTGACCGGAAACGAACAGAATTAAAATTTTATAATGAAACTATGATTTATATTAAAATTAATGAATACGTTTTTGCAAAAATATCATTTAATGGTACCGGTATTGATTTTGTAAAATATATAGATGATTCGGTTCCATACTTATCATTATCATTGCCAAAGAAGTTATTAAAACGAATATTACTAGGTCCTAGATATGCACATTGGAATAATGCAGAAATTGGCAGTTTTATTACATATTTTAGGTCACCCGATGTATACGAACGAGAAATTTATTATTGTTTAAACTATTTTCACATATGAAACAGATACAAGATATATGCATATTAGTGCAAGCTAGAATGGGGTCACAACGCGTCCCAGGTAAAATGTTACGACCATTTGCTGAAACTACATTAACGGATATTTTATTTGAAAAATTATCTAATTCAACTATTATTCCTAAATCAAACATTTATTTTTCGGCATACGAAGATGAATTAAAAGAAGTAGGTAAAAAATATGAAATCAATATTTTTAATCGATCAAAGGAATCGGCATTTGCAGAAACTGATATGCAATTGATTTACGAATGGCACGATAAATTGCCATTTAAATATGTAGTCTTAATAAGTGCATGTAATCCAATATTGACAATTGAAACGATTGATAATTTTATTCAGTCATTTATTGAATCTGATAAAGATGGAGCTTTTGCAGTATTTGAAAAGAAAACATATTATTGGGACAAACGAGGACAAGCCATTACAGATTGGGAAGGCGCTTGTATTATGAATACGAAGTTTGTAGAACCAATATACGAAGCAGCACATTGTTTATATGCAAGTCGATTAGATATTATTAAAGACGGATATTGGATGGATACGGTTTCTCCACCCTCTCCGGAGTTATTTGTCATGAACGAATTAGAAGCATTTGACATAGATTACGAATGGCAATTTCGATTAGGAGAATATTTATATAAAAGGTTATGATAAAATTTTTAGAATCAAATTCAACTTCTATATCGCAAGAAACGTTTACGCAAAAATTTACAAATAAAAAAATATTAGTAATGGGTTCAGGCCCATCGGTTAATTTAGTAAATTGGAAAAATTTAGATGTAGACGCAATAGTAACTACTAGTTTTTTTTATTTAAATGATGAAGTTAGAAATCTATCAAATATAACTCACGTTACACTTTCTGATGTTGTGGATTTAGAACATCCCAATTTAATCGAATTTATACAAAATAATCCTACATGTACGTTTGCATTTGAACCAAAAATGCACCCATTCTATCAATCAGAAACATTTAAACGGTTTGTTGAAACATATAAAGAACAAATTGTTTATTACAATACAGAGTATGGTAAAATAGAAGGAGTAGCTGGCCGGGTGTGTTATTTTGTAATGCAATTTTTTCCTGCAGAACTTTATTATGTAGGAATTGACGGTCATGGAAAAAATAGAAATGATTCTCCTAATAATTCATTTCGTACCAATTTAATTGATGCAGATAATGGATTGCATTCGTATGAAAGTTTTGTAGACGCACATGAATATTTTGCAAACATTTTATATCAAACTAGTTTGCAAACAAAAATTAAATTACATAATTTAGGAGAAGGATTTGATTTCAATTGTTCTACTCCATATAGCATGAAACATTTTCCATTAAGTAAAGAAATTAAACAAAAGATTAAATTATGAATCAAACAGTAGAATGGGTTACGTGGCCAGATCATAGAGCAGTAACTAATGGTTATGAAAATTTAAACAAATATAGTCAAGCGTATGTTTCTAGAAAACAACAATACCCTGATTATCAGTCATCTGATGCTGCAATTAATATTGCTATGGAATTAGAAGAAAAGGGTTATGCTAAAATAGAGAATTTTTTAGATACATCAATTATTGATTCACTTTATCAACGAGTAGAAGAAATACTGTCTGATGCATCGCATCCAGCAAATCAAAGCAAGATATCGCAACATGACGCAAGATCTAATCAATTGTATATTCAAGTATTTCAACCATTCTTAAATGTTCCAGAAATACTTCCTTTTGTATTTAATGATTTTATTATTGATATTGCGGGTGCATACTTAGATTGTATGCCCATGTTAAGTACATGTAATTTAAGAAAATCATTTGTTACAAATTTACCTGCAGGAGGAACCCAAATCTATCATTCCGATCCAAATTCTCCTAGATTCCTTAAATTTTTTGTGTATTTAAATGATGTTGATATCAACGGAGGACCATTTTGTTATGTAGAAGGTAGTCATACGAAAAAATTTGAAATAAATGGATACAATTGGAATAGGCAGTATAATTGGGAATTGAATGACATTCACCAACTATATGGCGCGGATAAAGTAAAATATCTTACTGCTAAAAAAGGAGATTTATTAATAGCTGACACAAATGGTTGGCATAGAGGAACTAAACCAATTGATAATGAACGTACCATGTTAACATTAGATTATGCATGCCATCCTGAATTTTTTGATGTCAATCAAACATTTCAAATGCGAAAATCAGATTTTGATACGTTAGATATAAAGTATAAACCACTTTGTGATTTTTTAAAATTAGTATAAAGTAAAAATATGAAAACAGACAAAAAAATTTATAAAAAATTAGGAGAAGGTAAAACGTTTTTATTAACTGATTATACTGCCGAATATGATTTATATGTTACCAATCAAAAAATTTTAAATGAAAGAAAATTTGGACCGGGATGTAATGATCCAGACAGTATTTTTTCAAAAATTAAAGATGAAGTATTAACAAGAAATTCTGTTCCAACATTTGGATTGTGCCATGGTGTAAGATCAGGAAGAGAAAATAAAATATTAGGTGATATGCTTAACTGTACCGTTATTGGTACAGAAATTGGAGATAAATTTGGTTATCCTGAAATTACAATTCAATGGGATATGCACGAAATTAAGGAGGAGTGGATTGGATCGTGTGATGTAATTTATTCAAATTCTTTTGATCATACATATGATCCAATATATTGTTTGAACCAATGGGCAAAGACACTTAAACCTACTGGTATCATAGTACTTCAATATGCAGTCAATGGTCATTATATTCCGGAAGTAATTCCATCTAAAAAATATTCACCTGGAGATCCGTTTAATGCATCTTTGGAAACATACAAACAAATGTGCGAATATACACCGTTATATATTTCAGATGTTAAAACATGGGATACGAGACCAGGAGTTACTCACCTTATTTTAGAATTAAAGAATCATGGATAAAATAACATTTTGTATACCTAGTAAATCAAATTTACGTTATCTAAAAACTTGTATACCATCCATTCGCGAAAATGCACATCGAAAAGATCATGATATTATCATTTTTGTTGATTCGGATGAAGATGGAACGGTTGAATGGTTAGAGCAAGTAAAAGATGAATATAAGATAATATATTTCGTTAATCCGGATTTAGGTAATAGCTTGTATGGTATTGGCAAAGCATATGATTATTGTATTGAAAATTCCACTACGAATGTGTTTATGATATTTCATGCTGATATGATGTTAGGCAAAGATGCAGACTTAAAAGCATTTGAACATCTAGAACCACAAACTGTAGTGTGTTCAACTCGAATTGAACCACCAATTCATCCTAATGGGGGAGAAAAAATACTTCTTGATCTCGGAATGTGGCCAGAAGAATTTAAACGAGATGAATTTAAACAATACGTTGAAGAACATTTATCAGATACTAAAATTACTAACGGTATATTTGCACCATGGATGATGTATAAAACGGATTTTATGGAATTGGGGGGACATGATCCAATACTCCATTCTTGCAGAGAGGATTCGGATATCTTTAATCGAATGCAGTTAGCAGGTTATAAATTTGTACAGCCATGGAATTCGTTAGTATATCATTTGACGGGTCGGGGTGCTGGAAGTTTTGATGGAGATGCTGATCGCCACGCTGCGTGGAAATCTGCGATGGATCGTTCAACGATGGAATTTATTCGCAAATGGGGGTCTAGTGTAAATCATACTGCCTTAATGGAGCCAATTGTTGTACCTAAATATAATATTGCATACGTAATCAACAATTGTTCCATGCAATTATTAGAAGCATTGGAACCATGGTGCGATCGTTTATATATCGAAAGCGAAGTAGACCCAGCAACTAATTCTTTGCTCAATCATGTATATGAATTTAGAAATAAAAAACAATCAGAAACTTCATATGATTTATCAAAACGAGTATTTACGACATATCGAAATAATCCAGATTGGGAAAATGATATCGTTATCAAATTTGATCCAAATAAATTAACACAACAAAGTTTTCAATTGCTCACTCAAATGCCATTAATCATTAAAGAAAGCGGCGAAGTGGGTGAATTTGAACTTGATATGTTTATTATTAAAATCAATCATCTCGAATCATATGAAAAAAATCTAATTAAAACGAAACAGTAACATATTTATACATGAAACAAATGTTATCAAAACTAAGGAATACATTGAGTAAAAGCAAAAACTTTTTTCAACGCATGTTATCAGATGCTCGATCAGGCGATGTATCGTCTAAACGTGTTATCGGCGTAGTTGGATTTGTGTCTTTGCTTGTTATAATGTTTGTTAACGCTCTTTATTCAAAATCTATTGCACCTGCAGAATATTTAGTTGATGCTATAGAATATATTGTTATTGCTGCCATGTTTGGAACTGTAGTAGACAAGTTTTCAAACCAACAAAAGAAACAAGATGATGAACCAACTGTATGAAAAAGGTATGAGTAGAATGAAAACGGGATTATTGATGTCAGTGGCAACAACGGTATCATTTCTTTGCACGTATTTATTAAACCTAACAATGGATAATGCCGAACAATACTTAGCAATCGTTGTTACTGTAGCATTAGATGGCATATTTGGAATCATTGCAGGAACTCGAAAGGAAGGATTTAAAACATATAAAGCTCTTAAAATTTTAAGAACTGGTATAGTTTGGATCATGTTTTTAACAACGTTGTTAATTATCGAAAAAGGATTTCCAGGAACAAGTTGGCTGAGTGAAACAATATTGTTACCATTTGTATTCTTCCAAATCATTAGTGCTTTGAAAAATGCTTCAATGGCAGGATTCATTGAAGGCAAATTACTAACAGACATATTAGATAAAATTGATTTACATAAAGGTAAAAGACAAAAAGATTAAGTTATGAAACTAGATACATCAAAAATCAAACAAGTTCCATTGCGAGAATCGCAATATATAAAAGAAGCAACCGAAAAGAAACAAATTGTACTTCATCATACTGCAGGTAATTCTTCTGGCGTTGGCACTATTAGAATGTGGAATACGGATGATAGAGGTCGCATTGCAACTTGCGTTACAATTTCAGGTAAAGGTCAGTCAAAAGATACATATGATGGTGAAATTTGTCAAGCATTTTCATCTAAGCATTGGGGTTATCATCTAGGAATTAAACCAGATGTATTCAAATCAAAAGGTTTACCATACCGAGCATTAGATAAACATGCAATTGGTATTGAGATTTGTAACTGGGGGCCATTGGATCGTGTTAATGGCAAATTTTATAACTATGTAGATCGAGAAATTCCTGCAGATCAGGTTACTGAATTAGAAACACCTTATAAAGGACATAAATTTTATCATCGATATACTGATGCACAAATTGAATCAACTCGTCAATTATTGGTATATTGGAATGAAACTTATGGCATTGACTTAACATACCGACACGATGACTTATGGACAGTATCGACACGAGCTTTGCAAGGAGAACAGGGTGTTTATACTCATAATTCTTATCGCAAAGATAAATCGGATATTTATCCTTGTCCTCGTATGATTGCAATGCTAAAATCTTTGCAATGAATTATCGACACATTGCACTATCAATAACAATATTCTTATTGGGTCAAATCGTTGTTTGGGTTCAAGTAAATGGACCATTGCTTTGGCAGTGGGCTAGAACATATAAACTTGCATTGATGTTTTTAGGAGTTCCTATAACATGGGCGTTCATGGAAGCCACCCGCTATGCAGTATCGGGATTTGGAGGTCAATTTTGGCCTGGACGATTTACATCATTTGTTGCAGGTATCTTTATTTTTACCATAATGACATACATGTTTAAAGGCGAAGCTATCAATTTAAAAACTGCAGTTTCATTGATGTTAGCAGTATCTCTTATTTTAGTACAGCTCTTTTGGAAATAATGATATTTATATAAAATGCTGAACGAATACGAAACACAACATCAACTCAATCCAAAATTGTGGACAACAGATCAATGTTTGTCTAAGAAGCTCCGTGCTGGCTTTATGAAAATTGCAACTGCATTTCATGATTCTCTAGAAATTGATGCTCCTATTTTGGATGTTATATTGATTGGTAGCAATGCAAACTATAATTGGACAGAACATAGCGATGTAGATTTACACGTTGTTGTAAATTATTTGAATGTTGGCGATAATTTGTATTTAGTTCAACAATATCTACAAGCCAAAAAAAGCATATGGAATTCAAAATATCCATTAACATATAAAGGAATGAACATTGAATTGTATGCACAAGATTCAAATGAAAGTTTGCATGGATCGGTTGGTATATTTTCCGTAATGAAAAATAAATGGATACGTAAACCTGATGCAGATACAATTTCAATTGATGATGATTTGATTCGGCAGAAAGCTCAGCCATATGAATATGAAATTGAAAACATTGACGAAGCTGATTCAACGGCAGAAACAAAAATAAAACGCATTCTAGTTAAACTTCGCAATTTGCGCCAGGCAGGATTAGATGCAGTAGGCGAATATTCTATAGAAAATTTAGCTTTCAAATATCTGCGAAACAAAGGATTAATTGATCGACTAAAAGAAATGCTTCATCGCATAACTGCTAATCAATTGATAATTGATGAAAATGTAACTGATGCGTTAGCACAACATGTTAATAAAGAACGCATACTTACAGAAACAGAATGGAACATGATCATCAAAAAAACCGGCGGCGTTTCTGATTCGCAAGGACAATGGAAACATCCCGGACGATGTACCATGATACCAGGCAATCAAATTACAATGCAACGGGTACCATATAAAGTATTAGGTATTGATGATACAGGACATATGCAATTGATGCATCCTGAACAATCTTATACATATCCAGGTACTCGAGTATTTGAAATACCACATACGCCGCAATGGCAAACGGCCATAATGCAATTATTAAACAAAATAAGAAATGGGAGTAAATATGTCAAGTAAAGGCTTAGGAGATGATATTAAACGCATAACAAGTGCAACTCGTTTAGATCAATTAGCAAAACAAATTGCTAAACTTTTAGATGAAGATTGCGGTTGTGATGAACGACAAGAATGGCTTAACGAAAAAACAAAGAATTGGCCAATATACAAAAAACGAAACAAGGACGTAAATGGGAACAATAAGTAGAACGGGTATCACCCCCGGCGGAACGATACAACCTACGCACATAACAAATATCATTGATGCATTAGATGGAACTAGCACAACCACAACAGTCGTTGCATCGGGGTCATTTAGTGGCTCATTAATCGGTGCATTAACTGGTACGGCATCATTTGCTACAACTGCATTAAGTGCTTCTTATGCAGGAAATGTTCCCGTAACGGCAAGTTATGCCTTATCGGCATTGAGTTCATCATACGCTGTAACGGCATCATTTGCTCTTAATGCAGGTGGAGGTTCGGGAGTAGGCTTTCCGTTTACAGGTTCAGCTCAAGTAACAGGGTCGATGGGCATTACAGGTTCATTAGCGGTATCGGGGTCGTTAAGAATAGGCACCCCATTCGCTCAAAATGCACTAACCATTACTGGATCAACATTTATATCTGGATCACTCGTTGGGTTTGCTGGACAACTTGATACGAATACAAACCTAACTGCAAATAAAGATGGCATAATAAACTTGGCCGGACTTGGCGGGTCTGGGTTTACAGGAAAGTTTGTATTACCAAATGATCGACCAGATCAACCAGTTGCAGGTTCAATATATTGGGATGACGCCACTGAATACCTATATGTATACAATGCAAATAATGGCCTATGGAAACGAGTTCAATTAACTTAACTAATATTATAATCATCATATTTATATAAAAAAGGAACATATGAAACGTTTAACACGAGAACAATTACTTGGAATTCTTCGACACACCTTAACATTTGTAGGTGGTATTTTAATTGCCAAAGGACTTATTGATGAAGCAACTGCTACGGAAATCATTGGCGGTGTTATTACTTTAACCGGAACTATTTGGTCAGTATTAGCAAAGGCTTAATATGAAACGATTGAATGAATGTGGTTGTGGTTGCAGCGGAGCTAAAGGCGGATGTCAAGATTCCGAAAACACCAATTACATGTTTTTTGGCAATTTAAAAACAATCAAAAAATATGTAGATGCCATGTTGCAAATGGATCCAGATCAAATTCAAAACATTTTAACAAATGGCCATGATTGGGCAGTCGATCACATTGCTACATCCAAAGATGATATTCAAGAAGTTGGCGATTTCTTAATGAACACCGTGGGGCATCACGATAATGAGATGTCAGGCTTCGGCGGAAACGTATCACGACCACAATTCATTCCAGTTGGATTTAAAGATCAACTTAAACAAGCAATGCACGAAACAGTTCGCAAAGTTAAAGGAGGATATGCAGTATATCCATCTAAAGGCGGAAAGCGATTAGGAACACATAAAACACGTAAGGCTGCACTTAAACAATTGGCAGCAATAGAAATTTCAAAACGTCGAAAATAAGTTATATGGCATATTTAAATGCAAACATTCCTACAATTACATGTTGGATTAGGAATGAATTTTTATTCAATCATGAACAAGGGCATGGTGAGTATACTGCTGCAGATGTACATTCGATAGCATCAATTCAAAAACGTACTCCATTATTTGAAGCATTCTTAGAAAATGGTGTTAATTGGACACGGCGGCCGATTCATGCATTTGTATGGCGTAAAGATGCAGAAACTCTTCCATTAACGGAACATGTTTATTGGGATTGTTTTTCTTCATATATTGATGTTCAAGTACGAGAAAGATTAGCAGGATTACGTGCAGATTTAATTTCAATAACAGGTACCAAACGTCAAGGCGTTTACATGTTTACGTTGGATTGGTCGCATGAAAATCGAAATGTAATTGATACGAATTTCTCCGAAACGCCAGAACATAAATGCGGCCACGTATTTAAAATGGATAACGGCAATTTTTTTATTTATCCAAATAATAGAATTATATGGATGGATAATGCTTGGACATTTAAACGAATTGATAAAAATCCTGGATATCGAATTGATATGACGGTATATAGCGTTGAAGGCAAAGGGGGCTTTGAAACTGATTACAGTTACATAACTAATTTTACCAAAGAAGATGACAAAACAAACAATAATTCAAAACATACTTCATAACACTAATCTTCATTTGAAGCCATCTAAAGTTTGTGATGGTGTGGGTTTGTTTACAATACTCCCAATAAAAAAAGGAGAAGTATTAATGAAAGATGTTACTGCAGATACTACATTTATTAGCTGGGCAGAATTGTCTGGATTGCATGAAGATGTAAAATCATATTTAAATACGATGTGTAATTCAACTGCACATGGCATATTTTTGTCTCGTACACCAAACAATATCAATTTAGCTTATTTTGTAAATCATTCCGATTCTCCAAATGTTACTCACGATTTAGATTTAGATGAATTTGTGGCAATTCGAGATATTGAACGGGGTGAAGAAATAGTTTGTGTGTATACTCAAGAAGAAATGTGGTAAACATATTTATTAATATGAAACTAATGAATTTACTTTTTGAATCAAAAGATAAAAAAGAGACTTTTGAAACATTTGCCGATACCCGAGAAGCTGGGGCAGAGAAGATTGCAACTACAGCTCATAAGAAAGGCGGATTGGCTTTATTAACATGGCATCATTTCAAAGTTAAATTGCCTTATTATAAACGAGCAGCAAACGGAAAATTTGATTTAGAAAAAGCTAAACAAGAGTTTGATGCTACATATAAAAAGATTTCTACTTCAATGTCTCAAATTGAATTTCAACGTGAAGTAGGTCGTTTAGAAGTCTTAGGCGAATTGATTATCCGAGAGGAACGTGGACGATGATACGTTTAGTTGATTTATTGTCAGAAGACCTTCGCCGATGGGTAAAGGAAAAATGGACAGATCAACATGGACGTCCTTGTGGCAACGACGAAACCAAAAGCGTTAAGAAATGTCGTCCGTCGCGACGAGTTTCCAAAGATACTCCTAAAACGTGGAGTTCATTTGATAAAAAAGAAAAGAAAGCGTTAGTTGCACAAAAGCGCCGAGTGGGTATGGGTAAACGTACTCCTAAGGCTGAAGGTGCTATTGAAGAAGAAAAAGCAAAGCGTGATGCTTGCTACTACAAAGTTAAACGAAGATATACTAAAAACGGCGGAACGTGGCCATCGGCATACGGATCATTAGCACTATCAGCTTGTAGAAAGAAAGGTGCAAAGAATTGGGGTAAAAAATCATGATGCGATTAAAATCATTGCTTGTTGAATTTGATAACAATGAAGTAACATATGACAAAACTAGTTTAACATCTGTATTAGATCAAACCGGATATGCAAAAACATCTGCGGAGTACATTTTAGCTAAAATAATAGGAACACAAGAAGGTTGGTTAGCAACTGCAAATGCAGGTAAAGGTTCTAGAGCATATCGAAATAACAATCCAGGTAATTTAATGTATCAAGATAGTTTTACAACAATTGATCCAAAAGTTGTTCAAGAAACTAATGGCAAATATGCTAAATTTTCTTCGCCAGTTTTAGGGGCAAAGGCACTAATTGATATGAAAATAAAAAAATGGGCAGGTGGTGATATGCCAAGTACTAGTACAAATTTAAACATGACACCTAAATACGTGAAAGGTGAAAAGCCGACTATAAAACAATTCATGTATACATATGCTCCCCCGAGTGAAAATAATACTAAAAACTATATTAAAACTATTATAGATGGCGTAAAATCAACATATCCTAAAGTATCGAGTTTAACTAAAGTATATGACATTTTAACTGCATAATTTGGATACAAACATATTATTCATTATATTAAGTTATGAATCAAAACTTTATAGAACAATTATTTATTGATTCGATTAACACCATGGCAACTAACAATTGGGAGTGGCCAGAACAATGGAGTAAAGAACGCAGATTGCATTTTTTGAATGAATCGCTGCGATATGCTACGGATCGAGAATTATATGAACAATGTGCAATTATACGCGATGTCAAAGAAAGTATCGAAACCCTCTAAACGAGGCAAGTATCAAGTTGTATTACTCAACGATAATCGCAATACATTTGATCACGTAATAGGGTGCATCATGGATGCATGCGATCACAACGAACTTCAAGCGCATCAATGTGCATTAATTGTGCATAACGTAGGCCGTTGTGCAGTATTTATAGATACTCATGATGCCTGCGAAGCCGTATATGAATATTTTATTAAATGCAATTTAACTGCAACACTAGAAAAACATGTTAAGAAAAATTCGTAATTACATTATTCGTTTCCACATTGCATTGTTGCATGCAACTTATCATCGCAATATGCGCCGTATGGAAGCAGCTCGAAAAAAACTTGATATCATTAAGTTTAAAACATATGCATACCGTGCAGAAGATGCATGGCGCAAAATAGTTATATTAACAGAAAAACAAAAACAAAATGGGTAAAAAATCAGCACACACAGGAATGTCTCCAAAAGATCGTTCTGCGATACTTATGGACAAGTTTATTACTAAAAACTTGAAACGAAATGAAAATATGCCGGTATTATCTGGTATACGTAAAGATCCAAACATTCCGATCCATATGTGGCCATTGCAAGATCAAATTGAATACTGGGAAAATCGTACGGATGCAGATCGTTTCAATGACAAGTATCCAATATATTCCTTTTGGCTCGACGAAGTTAAACAACGATCCAAAGTTCATCCAACGTTCTTCATATCGAAAATTAACAAGTTAGGGGACATGGTAAAGGAAATGTATGCATCAAAAACATTTCCGAAAGACGCAGTTAATATTTTAAAAACACATGGTTTGTATTAATGGAAGAAAAGCAATACAAATACATTTACGGTATTGGCAAAACGGCATTAGATATTCCAGAAAGCGAAATACGCTACGCCATGGAAAACACTAAATCTAATGCTGAAGCTGCTCGCTTTCTTAAAGTATCATTTACTACTTATAAAAAGTATGCTCGAATGTACGTGGATCGAACCACTGAAAAGACATTGTATGAGCTACATAAAAATCAATTTGGGGTAGGCATACCAAAAGACGTTTGCAAAGCCAATAAAGGTATATATTCAATTGATAATATCTTGACAGGCAAGCATCCTAACTATCCTACCTGGAAGCTACGCAATAGATTGTTGGCATTGGCAATACTTCCAGAACAATGCAATTCCTGTGGGTATGCAGAACGCCGAATAACTGATGATACAGTTCCTTTACTTTTAGACCATATTGATGGAGATGAAACAAATCATTGCATAGAAAATCTGCAGATGCTTTGCATCAATTGTTATTATCAACAAACAGGCAATCCATTTAATCAAGACAAAGAACGTTATTGGAATTACAATTTACTTGAGTGATATTTATTAATATGATATCTATGAAGCAATTATTTTTAGAAGGTCGCTATGATTCTTTAGTGACTACATTATCAAATAAATTGCTTGGCATAATCAAAGACAGTTACGCAGCAGCATCTGATCCTGCAGGCCGGTATGGCAGTGTAAAGATCTTTTACAAGCAAGGAGAAACGGTTCCTGAAATTGAAGATGATGAAACTCAACCTAAAATATATTTTGAAGAGGTAGAGAACACAACCATACCGGTAGAATTTTATTTGCAACTCAAAGTGCAATGGATTGAAGGTTTGAATGATCTTCGATCTGGAGGCGATGCATACAATGATTCCAAACGCAATGCAGATGAACCACCTTTAATTGAAGTACGGTTCCAGATTGATCCGGCGGAATATCCTCGCGTATTAAGTAGCATTGCAATGAATCTTCGAGATACACTGCGGCATGAAATTGAACATGTTACGCAATCGGGTTGGAATACAATTGATGGCAAATATATTTCATCAGATGCGGCACTTAGAAATAAAATTGAATCAGGTAAATTGCCTGCAGCTCGTTATTTTACACTGCCAAAAGAAATACCAGCAATGCTTCAAGGTTTGTATTTTAAGGCAAAGAAAAGCAAACAACCATTCAAAATGATAGTTGATGAATATTTATCTATGTGGGTAGAAAATGAAACAATTACTCCACAAGAACGAGAAAACATATTAACTACATGGAGAGCATATCTTCCTAAATTGGCAATTCGGCAGGAGTTATAGTGATTAAATTGAAAACACTTTTAGAAGTTCAATTGATCAAAGAAGCACTGCCCTTAGATAAAGCACGTGAATATGTTTCCATGCAACGTAATCCAAACATTGAACAACAACAAGATGCAGTGTTGAGTGCATTGGCAGCATTGCCAGATACTAAATCATCACGTAGATTGGATCGTATCGGCGTACCATATGAAACCAAAGAATTTGGCATGGATATTAGCGATTTGAGTGATGAATATACTGGGTTTTGGTATGAAATGCGAGACTTAGTTAATCGTGTAGACCGTATAGATGGTAAACCAGAATACAGTACGCGTATGCCCAATTGGGAAGATTTGTTACCGGGGATGGTAGCAGATGAATATGGCCGCAAAACAAAAGTGTCTAAATGGATTACTGGTCTTGTTACTAAAATTGAAATTCAACACAAATTAAAAGAACTTGAAAACTACATCGAGAAAGATGAAAAAGGTCGAGAAACGTTGATGGGCGAGCGTCCAATGGAAGATGTTCGCAAACAATTGAAAGACAAAGCAGTTACAGAAATCAATAAGCTTATAGACAAATACAATGAAATTCCAGAAGTTAAATTGTATCGAGAAAACAAAACCAAATCGTTTTACATTGTATTTTCAAAACATCGATACGATGTGGCAGGAATGAGTACGGGTCGTGGATGGACAAGCTGCATGAATTTATATACTGGAATCAATGCACATTATGTTCAACACGATGTTAAAGCCGGAACATTGGTTGCATATTTAGTTCGTAATGATGATTTGAACATTAAAAATCCTGTAGCACGCGTTGCAATCAAACCGTTTGTTTCGTTGGAAGATCCGAGCAACGTATTGTATCAAGCAGAACAAAGAGTATATGGTACGCCGCCAATTGGATTTTTAGACGAAATTAATAGATTGTTAGGTGCAGTACAAACAAACAAACAAGGCATATTCAAATTAAAAGATACATTGTATTGTGATACCGGGTTAGATACCGTGACGCGTTGGTCAGATCCAAAGATTCAAGAAAAAATTTCTGCAATGATTAAGGACCGGCGTTTAGCTACGACTACCGATGAAGTAAAATATATTTTATATCATTATGTACAAGGCGGATCCAATCTTTTAGAAAAAATAAAAAGCGAAATGATATTTCAGGAATCAGATAAATTATATGTATCTGCACCAGATCTAAACATCATATACAAAGTAGATATACCATATTCGCCTATTGCATTTAAACAAGTTAATACATTTGATATAACTCCGCAACCAGCATCATTTGAAAATTTTCCGCGAATTGCAAATACTTTAGTACTTCGACACATGGATATTGATTCTTTTGAAGCATTGTCGACAAACATTACGGGTCTATTAGAATTAAAAAACTGCACAATTGAAAGTTTTAAAGGATTGCCGGCAGGACCTTCTAATGTAACTATTCAAAACAGTGAGGTTAGATCGTTTGCTGGATTGCCTCAAACTGTCAACGTTTTATATTTAAACAATTGCAAAACGCCAATGACAGTTGATAAATTAATTCGAGAAACGAAACCAACCGGCCTTACAGAATTATATCCGGGGTCAGATTTTTATTCTGGATATAATCTTGAACGATACGCAAAAACGGATCCATTGGCTGCTGATGTATGGAAACTTATGCAGCAAAAAGAACCAAATTTTACAAATTACGATGATAGTGTTATACCAATTGTATATGCACGCGTAGTTATAGACATATTAAATCAGCTTCCAACCATAACTCATTGGTCAAGTTATAGTCGAGAAACATGGTTAGCTCAGGCCAAATTGCAACTAAATATTAAAAACGAATACTTAAGGTGATATATGACATTACATGAATCGCAAATACCAGTAGCAGAAGCATATTGTGCTGAATGCTTAATTGAAACAATCAAATCTGCAGATGAAAATCCAGAATATGTAACCATCAAGGAATCTGGAATCAATGAAGCCGAATATCAGGGCCGCAAAGTGCAATTGGGTAAACCAATGCGCGGCGATGTTAAGAAATTCAAAGTCTACGTTAAAAATGCCAAAGGCAACGTTGTAAAGGTCAACTTTGGTGACCCTAATATGCGAATACGTAAAAGCAATCCCGCACGTAGACGTTCATTTAGAGCAAGACACCGTTGTCATACTGCCAAGGACAGAACCTCAGCAAGATATTGGTCTTGTAGAAAATGGTAATTTGGATTTCACGAAACATTTTCATATATTTTTGCCATGGAAAAGATTGAAGTAACTATGCAGGAAATTTGGCAAGCAACTCGTCCAATCATACAGAAGAGCAAAAAAACTTACACTCGCAAGAAAAAACATAAAAAACAAGACGAATAGGTTGGAATGTAACTCTTTATTTCATATTATATAGAAAATAAAAAGAGTTATGAAAAACAAAAAAGTTATTGGTGTGCCAACCTTAGTAAATGGCAATCCGCAAATTATCGAGTTTGGTACAAACAAAGACATTACCAACTTGTTTCGTCCTATCATGATTAAACATGCATTTGATAATGATGAGATATTGTTGTTTGATGAAGAAACCGGCCGAGCCAAACGCATGAACAAGTCCGGTATTGAATTAGAAGACATTAAACAATCACAACCAACACCACAACCTATGCCACAAGAACAAGATGTAGTACTTAGTTTGATTCAGAATGCTTATAAAATTAAGCCTGCAACATTGGAAATGTCCGACATCAAATGGAAATATTTGGTTCGGTCTGCAGTGCGCGGTAAAAACATCATGATGGTTGGCCCTGCAGGTTGTGGTAAGACGCAAGCCGCAAAAGATCTTCCTGTGGCAACCAATCGACCTTTCTATTATTTTAACTTGGGTGCAACGCAAGACCCTCGAGCAACCTTGATTGGTAATACGCATTTCGTTGATGGTCAAACATCGTTTGATGAATCGGCATTTGTCAAGGCAATTCAAACCGAGAATGCCGTTATTCTATTGGATGAGTTGTCTCGTGCGCACCCCGAGGCTTGGAACATCTTGATGACAGTATTAGATGAGGGTCAAAGGTATCTGCGATTGGATGAAGATATCAATTCACCTACCATTCGAGTTGCTTCAGGCGTATCATTTATTGCAACGGCAAACATTGGTACCGAATATACATCCACTCGGGTATTGGACCGAGCATTAATGGATCGATTTGAAATCATTGAAGTTGATATCTTGTCACTATCCCAAGAAGAAGATTTATTGACAAAACGATTCCCAACCGTGAACCGCAGTTTGATTCATGCAGTAGCAGACATTGCAGATGCAACTCGTAAAGAATGGAGATCAGAAGATGGTAAACTTACCACAATGGTATCCACTCGTATGACGGTGCGCGTATGTGAATTGTTGGCAGATGGCTTTTCTTTATCAGAAGCCGCTGAGGTATCAATCCTTCCATTCTTTGATGCATCTGGCGGTACGGATTCTGAAAGAACCTTTGTTAAGCAAATTATCCAAAAGCATATGGCAACCGAGATGAAGGACATCTTCAATACCGGTGTTGATGGCAAAGGCCAAGAAAACCCATTCTAATTTTTCATAGCTCAAAAGAGGCGGCAGAAATGTCGCCTTTTTTTCTGTATTTGGTTGGAAACTGAATAGTAATTTCATATTATATATAAAATAAAGAGCATATGAGTATTTTAGGTAAATTTGATGGCAAACGATATTATTCAAGGTCAGCATCTAGCTTTTGGTTAAGTGATGATTTTGATACAGACTTCAAACGAGGTGATGGTATTGACTATACCAAGTTGGCTGCAACGCAACGGGCTATTGCTAATTTCGTTAACATTGTAACGGGCAAATCAATTCCCGTAGTATTTCAGTCCGCAGATGCAAGCTATACCGATGGCGAATCCGTTGTGATTGGCACCAAACTTGATGATAAGAATTTTGATCCAGCTGTTGGATTAGCATTGCATGAAGGGTCGCATATTGCATTGACTGACTTTAACATGTTTAAAGGTGGTGGCATCTTGGCAAATTCGCCAATGGCACAAATTGTTCGAATGAATGGACTTGATCCGGACATGACAATGCAACACCGAGACTTTGTGATCATCAAAGATTTATTGAATTGGATTGAAGATCGACGCATTGACTTTTATATCTATACTAGTGCTCCAGGTTATCGTATGTATTATGAGGCAATGTATGATAAGTATTTCAATGACAAAGTTATCGATAAGGCATTGGTAGCTAATGAGAAGTGTCAAGAGACATGGGAGGATTATATGTTTCATATCATCAATCTAACTAATCCTAACCGCAATTTGAAAGCACTTGCAGCATTGCAAGAAATTTGGAATGTGATTGATCTTCGAAACATTCAAAGATTGCAATCTACCGAAGATGCATTGTTAGTTGCATGCAAAGTATACAAGCTTGTTAAGGATGCTGTAGCAGAAGCAGAAGCAGAAACCGATTCAGCTGAAGAGCAATCGCAATACGGAGACCCTCAGCAAGACAACGGTGGTACGGGTCAAGGCGATGGCGAGGGCGATGATGGTGATGAAGATGGTGAGGGCGAAGCTTCGGATGATACAACCGAAAATGGCGTTGATAGTGGATCTTCATTGTCAGCAAATGACCTTAAGAAATTAGAAAAGGCAATTGAAAAGCAACGAGATTTCCTTAAGGGTGACAACAAGAAAACAGGTAGACTGAATAAAACGCAAGCAAGCATCGTTAATGCTATCCGCGAATCGGGTACTGAGGTTCGTCAAGTAGCAACAAATGAATCAGGTACTTCCGATTTTGTTGATACAATTGTTATTAAAAAATTGACTCCGGGTATCATCGCAGCAATGCCTCATTTATTTGCTAGTAGAGCAAATGATTATGTTGCAGGCACGTTAAATTATGCGGCCGATGTAGCATCTAATCAATATCGCGTTAAATCGCTCATTGAAAATGATCAAAACATTACGCAAGGTATTATTTTAGGCAAGGCATTAGGGCGCAAATTGCAGCTTCGCAATTCGGATCGTACCTTGAAGACCACTCGTTTGCAAGCTGGTAAGATTGATCGCAGATTGATTTCCCAATTGGGTTATGATAATGCTAACGTGTTTCATCGCATTGTAACGGATCAGTTCAAAAATTATTTTATTCACATTTCAATTGATGCATCCGGATCGATGGCAGGTGAAAAGTTTCGAAATGCCATTATGTCAGCCGTTGCAATTGCACAAGCTGCTTCTATGACAACTGGCATCCGTGTACAAATTTCATTGCGTGGTACCGAATCGTCGACGGGTGGTAAAGAAAAAGCAATTACGGTTTATGCATATGATTCGGCACATGATAAAATGAGTAAGATTCGTAACTATTTCAAATATCTAGATACGTTTGGGTGTACTCCAGAAGGGTTAGCATTCAAGAGCATTGAGCAAGACATTAAGCGCGATGCAAAAGGCGATGAATGCATCTTTATCAATTATTCAGATGGATATCCAACCGATGTATCAGGTGTTGCTCATCGATATGATGGCGTTCAATTTACTCGCAGAGTTGTTAATGGATTCCGTGAATTAGGTATCAATGTTATTAGTTATTTCATCACCGGCGGCGGATACAGTTATGATAAGACTCCATTCCATACCATGTACGGACTTGATGCTAAATTTATCGATCCCAAGAACATGCAAGAAGTTGCAAGAACATTGAATTCCAAGTTCTTGGAAATTGCTAAATGATTCTATATATATTAATATATGGCATATGTATATCGACATATTAGGTTAGACACGAATAAACCATTTTATATTGGTATAGGATCTGATGAATTATATGAACGGGCTAATTCAAATAAAAGTAGAAATAAACATTGGACTCATGTTGTAAATAAAGTACAATATCGAATAGAAATTATATTAGATGATTTAACGTGGGAAGGCGCTTGTAAAAAAGAACAAGAATTTATTTTATTATATGGTCGTAAAGATTTAGGTACGGGAATATTAGTTAATATGACTAATGGGGGTGAAGGATTAACTAATCCTGGAGAGGAGTTAAGACAACATATGTCGAATTTAAAAAAAGGACGACCTGCGTGGAATAAAGGGTTATCTGGATTTATACATTCAGAAGAAACCAAACAAAAAATGCGGTGTAAACGACCTAATACTTCGTTAAAGTTAAAAGGTAGAAAACAAAGTGAAGATGTAGTTCGCAATAGAGCATTAAAAAATACAGGGAAGCTTCGTAGCGATGAAACTAAAATGAAAATATCACAATCATTGTTAGGAAAATCTAAAACGAAACACGATAGATAAATATTTATATTAAATAAACAGTTATAAAAAGGATAAACAAGTTATGGCAAAACAAATCGAATTTAATTCAGATGCTCGTGCGAAATTGAAAGCAGGTGTTGATGCATTAGCAGACGCAGTTAAAACGACATTAGGCCCGAAAGGTCGCAACGTAGTAATCAGCAAACCGTTTGGTGCTCCTCATGTAACAAAAGATGGTGTTACGGTAGCAAAGGAAATCACACTCAAAGATCCTGTTGAGAACTTGGGTGCACAAATGGTTAAAGAAGTGGCATCCAAGACAGCCGATAATGCAGGAGACGGAACCACAACGGCAACAGTGTTAGCACAATCATTGGTAACAGCAGGACTCAAGAGTGTAGCAGCAGGCGCTAATCCAATTGACTTGAAACGAGGAATGGATAAGGCAGTAGGCGTAGTAGTTGGAGAACTTAAATCAATGTCTCAAGAAGTTGGTGTTGATGCTGACAAAGTAAAACAAGTTGCAACCATATCGGCAAATAATGATGATGCTATAGGTTCACTTATTGCTGAGGCAATTCGTGTAGTAGGACGCGATGGTGTTATTACAGTTGAGGAAGCAAAGGGTACTGAAACTGAAGTTAAAACGGTTGAAGGAATGCAGTTTGACCGAGGTTATCTTTCCCCATACTTTGTTACCAATCAAGAAAAAATGTCTGTGGAAATGGACAATCCATTTGTATTGCTAGTAGATGGCAAAGTATCTTCCATGAAAGAATTGCTGCCCATACTTGAGCCAGTAGTTCAATCAGGACGTGGCTTATTGATTGTAGCAGAAGATGTTGATGGCGATGCACTAGGAACTCTCGTTGTGAATCGAATTCGAGGTGCATTGAAAGTTGCAGCAGTTAAAGCTCCAGGCTTTGGAGATAAGCGCAAGGCAATGCTAGAAGATTTAGCAACATTGCTAGGAGCAACGGTAGTGTCTGAAGAGACTGGATACAAGCTATCAGAAGCTTCAATGGACATGTTAGGTCATTGTGAAAAGGTTGAGATTACCAAAGACCGTACAACTATCATTAATGGCTATGGTGAATCAGAAGCAGTTCAACGACGCATTGAATCAATTCGTTATGAGATTGAAGAATCTAAATCAGATTATGATCGAGAAAAGCTTCAAGAACGTTTGGCTAAGTTGGCAGGTGGCGTTGCTGTATTGTATATTGGTGCACCAACTGAAACTGAAATGAAAGAAAAGCGTGACCGAGTAGATGATGCATTGGCAGCAACCAGAGCAGCAGTTGAAGAAGGCATTGTTGCAGGCGGGGGAGTTGCTTTGATTCGATGTGCAGCTGCATTAGACGCAGTAAAAACAGTGAATGAAGATGAAAAGTTAGGCGTAGATATTGTTTGCAAATCATTGGAAGCGCCACTTGAACAAATTGTTACGAATGCTGGCGGTAATGGTAAGGTAGTATTATATCATGTACAAGAAGGCAAAGCAGCACATGGTTACAATGCTCGTACCAATGAATATGGTGATATGATTGAAATGGGTATTATTGATCCAACCAAAGTAACCAGAACGGCAATTGAAAATGCAGTATCTATTGCTTCAATGATTTTGATGACCGAGTGTGTAATTGTTGATGAGCCTTCAAAAGATGAAGAGCCGCAAATGCCAATGATGTAATATATGAATTTGATCAAATCATTATATCGCCATGGTGATGCAATGTACATTGTTATCAAGAAAAAACCTGTATCAGGGTTCGCTCGTAAGATAGGAGATGAACCTGATATGGAATATGTTAAGTTGTATATGGAATGGGTTGGTGCAGATCATGTTTTACGATCCGAAACCCATTTCATATTTTGTGAAACCGTACAAGATGCAAAAATTATAGAAGATGAATCTGCTATTGATACTGTTAATTAGTGCGTGGACCATATCCGTGTTATGGTGGTGTTGGCACGCTGTATGTTATTGGGCATATGAAATTAACAAATGGTTTGAAATGAATTTGGGTTGGTTCTTTGTTAATGGACGTAAGCAATCTGCATGGGCAGAATACTTGAGAAAAAAATATGGAAATGAATAATATTGAACACGATTATCTTAAACTACTATACGATGTGTTTAAGAATGGAGAATTGAAGGAAGGCAGAAATGGCAAAACACGTTCTGTGTTTGGAAGACAGATTCGCCATGATATGAGTGAAGGATTTCCTTTACTTACAACTAAGAAGATGGCGTGGAAACAAATTGTAACTGAGTTATTGTGGTTCCTCCGCGGTGATACCAACATTAAGTTCCTTGTTGATAATGATTGTCATATTTGGGATGGAGATGCTTATAAGAATTACATCAGTAAAACAAATGAATACAAAGGTGATTGGCCAGATACCATGGAAGAATTCATCAACAAAATCAGAACTAATGATGAGTTTGCTAAGAAGTGGGGCGACCTCGGACCTGTGTATGGGGCTGGTTGGCGTAATTGGAATGGTGAAATAGACCAAATACAAAACCTAATCAACGACCTTAAAACAAATCCGGATTCAAGACGACTAATGGTCTCAGCTTGGAATGTAGGTGAATTAGACCAAATGACACTACCACCTTGTCACTATGGATTTCAAGTTTATACGAGAGAGTTATGTAGTGGTGAACGTAGAAATTGGGTCATCAAAAATAGAAGTCAACAAATGCCTAAGTTTTTTGATAGATTAGGATGGGAAGGTAATGTTGCTGAAGTTCTTGAAAATTTTAATGCCCCAACCAGAGCAATCTCTCTAATGTGGAATCAACGTTCTGCAGACATGTTCTTAGGTTTGCCATTCAATATAGCTAGTTACGGACTGCTGCTTGAAATCATTGCTAAAGCAGTTGGTATGGTACCTGATGAGTTGATTGGCAATATCGGCGATGCCCATTTGTATTTGAATCACATAGAGCAAGCTAAAGAACAAATGCATCGAGAGCTGTATCCACTACCGAAACTTAACATTAATACGGAATGGTGGCCAACGGAGAGTGGCGAATGTGGAGAAGGTCCATTAGATGCAACGGCCGTGTTTAATGAATTTAAGGATGTCAACTTCTGTAAATGTTTGTTAGAAGAAGACATTCAGTTAAGCAACTATCAATCACACCCAACAATTAAAGCACCTTTATCAAATTAAAAAATATAAGTTATGGGATCAGTTATAGATTACATTGCGTGTCCTAATTGCAAAACAGAAGCATATAGTGACTTTTATTACAAAACAGGCGAAGAATACGTTAACTGCAATAACTGCGGATATCATTATTCAGCAACTATTAAAAATAGAAATAAAAAGCTTACAGAGCTAACAAAATCAGATTGGGAAATTTCTGAACTAAAAAATCCATATGGTGCATACCGTTATAAAATGGCGGGTGAAGTTGCAACGGTGTGTGGTTCATTAGAAACACTAGAAGATGCAGATCGGTTTCGAGCAGAAATGAAACTAGAATATCAAGATCATGTTGAATTTGCACAGATAAGTAGATTGATTGATGGCGATATCATTACAGAGGAAGTTGTTATTGGTATCTAATGGTTATGAAAAAATCAGACAACGTTGCCGATAATCCAGGATTGCTACCATATGCCAGCAATGTTGGTGCACCTGCTATCATAGTAGACGATATTAAGCATTGGAGGCAAACTCGCGTTGCTAATGTCAATAAGCAATTTTTATCTAAGTTTGATGAACTTAAACAAGAATACCAAAAACTGATCGACGAATATAAATGGAATGATCTTGTGTATAAGTCAAAGTTTAGCTTTGAACCGGTAATCAACGAAATATACCATTTGTATAGTAGAGACAACGGCGAATTGTTTTTATCCTTAATTGAGTCAAATAGATGGACACAAAATTATATAGCAAGTTTTAAATACAATTACGATAATAAATGGATAAAAGTTTAAAAAAATATTTTATCATAGCATTTGCTGCGTTTATTCTAGAAACAGCATCAACTATGTATATTGCAACGGTAGCAGATCGTAGCATCACAATGATGTTTTGGGCATTCATTGGACCATTCCTAAGCCTTCCTTTTGTAGGTTATATGGTTGAATCAAAAACATGGCCAGAACGATTTCATATGGCGTTAGCATCTGCTGTAGGTTATACGATAGGTGCATTAACAGTTTATTTAGGAAATTTATGACAACAGACGATATTAAAATAGTACATCTCAAAAGCAATGCACAACGACTTGAAACTTGGATTGCTATGATCAACGGAGAGATAGTAGGACACATCTACATGGAGCGGGAAGATGATCGCAAAATCAAATTCCTTGATGCTTGGGTACATGAAGAGTATCGTCGCAAAGGAATATACAGAACACTATGGGAGATGCGTTGGGACTATGCACAACAACGCTACAAAGGATACAAAGTATATGCTTGGTGCAAACCAGCATCATTGCCATTACTCCTAGAAAAAGGATTTGATGCTGGAGAAACATGTACTTATGTAGAAAAAACAATTGAATGAAAACTAAAAAACCATCACGTTATAAACGTATCTATGTTGAATATAAAAATGCAAGCACTCGCGAGATATGGGAAGGCGTTAGAGACAATTTTACCTTTGGCTTTCTGGGTGCAATACTAGTAGTGTTTATTGCGACCCGTACGGACTTAGCCGTATTGCTTGGTTATTTAGCATATTATGCATTCATGGGTAGAATTGTGAATCGTCCCAAGTATGTTACTGAGTTAGGTAAATTGATTGTATTTCCTATACCATCAGCATTGGGAGCATTTGCAGGATACAAATTAAGTTATTTTTTACTACAATTTATCTAATCCGGTTGGAATGTTTAAAACAATTTCATAATTTATAAAAAAAAAGTATATGGATATTGTTTGTGTAAATTCAAAGAAGGACGTATTTCAACTTGTAAATGCTCAAGGTGAAGTCCTATTAACGGGTACGCATGATGAATGCGTAATGCGATTAGCTGATATGACTTATTATGAAGATCAGGCGGCATATCAATTCCATTTGCGATTAGGAGATTTTTAATGATGGTCGGTTCATCTAGGGGTTAGGATACAAGATTTTCATTCTTGTCACACGGGTTCGAATCCCGTACCGACTACAAAAAGCACCCAAGTAAGACTGCTTGGGTTTTTTACTGTACATATTTATATTAAAGGCCAGTTATGAAGCACGTATACGCACTTATTTGGATGCTAGTTAGCACCATATCTTATTCTCAGTATTGTCCCGCATTAGGGCCAGATCAAATTCTTCCTTGCGGAGTAAACTCAACTACATTGACAGCGGACCTATCTCAATGCGGAGCAGGAAGCAATCCCAATCAAACCACTTCATATGCGGTTTCAACAATACCATATGTTATGCAGACCAATACGGGTACATTGGTACAGCTGTCAGATGATTCACAATCGGGTACGTTTAACATTGGTTTTACGTTTTGCTTTTATGGACAAACCTATACCCAGTTTCGAATAGGATCCAATGGTTGGATATCATTAGGTGCGGGAGTGCAGCCAACAACATTTGCATCAATAGCAATACCTTCGATGAATGCTGCGGTACCAAAGAATTGCATTATGGGCCCTTGGCAGGATTGGCATCCTGGTGTTGGTGGTCAAATTAGATATCAAGTTCAGGGTACTGCTCCTTGCAGAAAGTTGGTTGTAAGTTGGATTAACATGCCTATGTTTTTGTGTACTAGCACACAGGGTACATTTCATATAGTAATTTATGAATCAACCAATTACATTGAAAACCATATTGCCGTTAAACCAAACTGCCCGCAATGGGCGGGAGGCACTGCAGTGCAAGGAATCCATAACGCAGCGGGAACACAGGCGGTCACTGTACTCGGTAGAAACTCAACACAATGGACTGCTCAGCAAGATGCTAGAAGATACACTCCTAACGGTGCTGCTGTGCTACCAACCTTAGTGTGGTATCAAGTAGGAAACCCAGTGCCTATTGCACAAAACGTTAATCAGATCACTGTAACACCTCCAGCCGGTGGAGCTTATTATACTTGTCATCTAGAGTATCCGGCTTGCAATGCAGGATGGTCAACATGTAATGCAGGAGTAGGCTTAGGTCCAGATACGGTGCAAGTAGTACCAGGTCCTCCAGTACTCAATCAACCTAACTTTGTTATAACAGATCCATTATGTAATGCTGCGTGCGATGGTACTTTAGTTGTTACTCCAACTAATGGTACTGCACCTTATACGTATACATGGACAACGGGTCAAACAACAAATTCATTAACAGGTCTTTGTGCAGGAACATATACAGTAACCGTTTCCGATATCAATGGTTGCAACATAACTACATCTGCTACATTGATCGATCCAGCCCCACTACAAGATCCGCTGATAACTTCAACCAATCCCGTATGTGTTGGAGATTGTAATGGCACTGCAACTGCTAATCCGGTTGATGGCGTAGCTCCGTATACTTATGCTTGGAGCAATGGACAAATCACTCAAACAGCTACAACGTTGTGTCAAGGTACATATGCTGTAGTGGTAACTGATGCTAATGGATGTACTTCATCTAACACCATCACGTTGATTGATCCGCCTCCGGTAATTACTGGTCCTATTGCATCACTTGATACCGTATGCCTAGGAGAGACTGCTGCAACATATTCGGTGCCAACGCAACCAGGTTATACATACGCGTGGACAACACCAGGAACAATTACATCGGGGCAAGGAACAAGTGCCATCACGGTAGATTGTAGTGCATTAAACGCAGGATTAGTAGGCGGAGCCGTTCAAGTAGTAGCAGCAAATCAGTTTGGTTGCCTAAGTGCACCTGTTACGGTTAATGTGTTCATATTAAATATTGTTCCAACAATCGATACCATTGGTCCATTCTGCGTATATGATGCAAATGCAACACTCACAGCAATTCCTGCGGGTGGCGTGTTTGCTGGATTGGGTGTTACTGGTAATACGTTAGACCCAACCAATGCAATTGGAACAAATAGCATATCATATACATATACACAGAGCAATTGTGCATTTACATCTTACACAACCGTAACAGTATATCCACAGCCTGAAGTATTAGCAATTACTCCAAATGATGAATTCATACAAATTTGCGAAGGCGATTCAGTCGTATCATCATATGCAGCCGCAGTTACTGCACCAGGCATAACAGAATGGACGTTGTTAGGCAACGTAACACAATCTCCGACACTAACAGTATCATGGAACAATGCCGGAATGTATGTGATACAAGCAACGCATACAGTCGATGGATGTGTTTCAGAACCTACAACCACAACGGTAACGGTATCTCGTTGTCCACAGATGTTGTATTATGTACCAAATACATTTACGCCAGATGGTAACCAACACAATCAAACATGGCGCCCGGTGTTTACCTCAGGGTTTGATCCTGCAGAATTTCATTTAACGGTATTCAATCGTTGGGGAGAAATGGTATGGGAATCTTATTGGGCAGAAGCAGCTTGGGATGGTACATATAACAATGCATTATGTGCAGATGGCGTATATACATATAAGATTTGGTTTGGTGATAAAAATACAGATGCAAAATATACTGTTACCGGTCATATAATTTTGATTCGTTGATATTTATAATTGACTCGACCGGCCCATGGTAGATGGGGGTTTCTAAAAAGATTCTTCAAGTGAGTATCGTAAAAAGGATACCGTATGAAGAAACTATTACTTGCATTTACATTGTTGCTATCAGCAATCTCATTTTCTCAATCCTGCACTCACACACTTCACATGACCGATACATATGGTGATGGTTGGAATGGGAACCGTGCATCGGTTTCAGTAAACGGAGTCATTGTAGTATCTAATGTAACCTTTAACAGTGGATACGGACCTGTGACAGTTAATTTTAATGCTGCGGCTGGACAAACAATTCGAGTATGGCGTTCTACGACCGGTAGTTGGTCAAATGAGTGTAAAATACGTGTAACGAGTAGCACTGGCGCAACGGTTATTGCTCTACAAACCATGCAACCTGGTAGTCCAACTTCAGGCGGATCTATCGGAACTGCGCAGTGTGGTGGTGGCGGTGGAGGTGGTTGCGTGGGAAATTGCACCAATAGTTTTGCTTGGGGGTCAGCGATCGCTCCTGCTGCGCCTGGAATCCTTACGATTAGCTCTTGTACGTATCAGTCGGAGTATAACACCGTTTCGGCGGTAGTTGCCGGAAGGCAGTATCGATCAACCTATAATTTAGGTGGTTGGATTACCGTGCGTCACACCTCCCCGGGCGGAACAGTTGTAGCAACCGGCGCAACACCTTTAACTTGGACAGCACCTGTTTCAGGAACTTATTATATTCATTATAACACGAATAATTGTTGCGGTACCGCTTCTTCTTGTGGAACGTCGACGATACAGTGTTTGTCTTGCGCTGCAGCCGTCGCACCCGCTAACGATTTGGTCTGTAATGCTACTGGAATTTCTTGTGGCCAAACCTTGAGTGGCACGACTGTAAATGCTACAAATAGCGGTACTGGAGAAGCTGGAAGTTGCGGGGTTTCTCAAACACAACCCGGAGTGTGGTATGTGGTTGCAGGGAATGGACAAAACATGTCAGCCTCGCTTTGCGGCACCGCGTGGGATAGCAAGATTTCTGTTTTTAGCGGACCAAATTGTTCTTCCCTCTCGTGCGCGGGTGGTAACGATGATAATGGTCCAGTTTGTGGTGGTACCTCAGCCTCCCTGAGTTGGGCTTCTAGTGCTGGATTAAATTATTATATCCTCGTGCATGGTTATAGTAGTAGTAGTGCGTTTCAATTGGGGTTAACATGCACCAATCCTCCACCACCAAACCCAACTTCTATATCAGCAACTTCTAACACAATTTGTGTTGGCCAATCAACAACGTTAACAGCAAATGGAGCAAATGGAACTGTTTATTGGTTTACTAGTGGATGTGGTATAGGTCAGATTGCAACTGGTAATTCGATTAGTGTTACTCCTACATCAACAACAACGTATTACGCAAGAAATTTTAACGGGAGTTTATTTAGTACAAATTGTGTATTTACAACTATTACAGTAAACCCAACACCAAGTATTAGTGTAACTCCGGTAACAAACACTATTTGTAATGGATCATCAACTCAACTTGTTACCACCGTTTCGGGGCTTGCTGCTGGATCAACACCAACATATAGTTGGACACCATCGACAGGATTAACTAATCCATCGGCACCAAGTCCATACGCTTCACCATCAACAACACAATCTTATACAGTTTCCGTATCATCAAACGGTTGCAATGCATCAACATCAACAACAGTAAACGTTAATCCTAGTTTACCTCTAGTAAGCACTGTATCAGGCAACAACAATATCATTGCTGGTACTGCTGAAACATACTCAATCACTCCGATTATAGGAGCAAGTTATGTATGGGCTTATACTCAAACTGTTTCTGCACCACTATGGGTTAACATACCAAACTCAAACTCACCTACAACAACGTTTACATGGCCACAAACAACAACAAATGGAGCAGTTCGTGTAACAGTATCCAATGCGTCTGGATGCAATACTCAAACCCAGCAGTACCTGATAATAACAATGGGAGCTTTACCCGTTGAGTTGCTTTACTTCAGTGGTAAGCCAGTAGACAAAAGCAACTTTATTTATTGGGCAACTGCTACGGAACACAACACGACACATTTTGTAGTAGAAAAAAGTGAAAATGGAATTACATGGTCCGAGTTGGGAACGGTTGCTGCAGCAGGTAATTCAACTCAAGAGCTTCATTACGATGTTACAGACAATGCCGTTAAACCTGTATACAATTACTACAGACTAACTCAGTATGACACTGATGGTGCTTACGAAACTTTTGATCCAATTGTAATCAACAATAAAACCAGTATACGCATTGTGGCTCGACGAACTAATCTGCTAGGACAAACTATTGATGAAAATGCTACCGGCATTGTTATAGAAGTACTCGAAAATGGTGAAGTAATCAAAACAATCAAATGATTTGGATATTAAATTTATTTTACATATATTTATATCATATAAGTTATAAAAACATGATCATGTAGGACCAGTTATGAAAATAGAAATACTTACGAGATTGGCAGAATCAGGAAGTTACTACAAACTTCAATTAATTGACTTTCATAAACTTTCTGATGTTGTTGCTTTTCCGCGGGAAGTATTTGCTTATATTGATAATGTTCGAATTGCATTTCCTAGAGAAGATTATGATGAGGCAATAGTAAAATACGTTAATCACGAAAACATAACAGGAACACCAATATGAAACTAGTTGCTATGATACTTATTGCATTGTGTTGCACGCTTACAGCTTGTCGCTCAACAAAAACTTCTTGCGATGCATATTCGCAAGTACGATAACCAACCCGATATGGGAGTTCTTTGACATACGGAGGAAAATTATGGAAACATTAATGTTTGCTTTTGGAGTACTAACAATGGTATTGGTGGTGATTGCTGCTATTGCTGTATATAGTACTGCGAAGGTATTGAAATTAAAAAAAAGCTTCGAAGTTGCAGATCGTTCATTAAACGATTCAATTACTAATTTATATCGAAGCAATGGTCAAATTGAAGATAGTTTACATAGAAGATTTGATGATAAATTGCGCGATATGCAAGAACAATTCAAACAAATACATTACGAAATTAGTCATCGCGGAGAGTCAACGCATCGACGAATTGATGAATTAAATTCATACGTTGATCGTCGATTTGATAAATTGTTGTCAGATCCAAAATTTTGTTTAAATAAAGAAGATAAAAAATTAATTAAAGGATAACAAAGTTTCTTCCGTATCGGTTGGATTATCGTTGATTCTTTTCTATATTATAGAAAAAGAGTTATGAAACGATTACAATTTATTGTTACAACAACAAACAAAGTACGAAAATTTTTATTTGAAGCTAATAATAGCGAGTTTGATCTAGTATTTAATCGGTCTAAACCAGAACCAAGAAAATTAAACATTGCAATGACAATTCATGCCGATGGTAGCATAACTAAGTATGATGGGCCTATCGATGCAGTTCCTGTTAATACGAATTCATTGCAATCAGAAGTTGGTGCATTTTTATCAGATAAAAAAATATCAAAGCCAGGTTGTAACTTTGACGTGTCTTCGCAAACATGTGTCTGCGGACATTCACTTAACGATTTTTTGAGTAAAACGTGTAACAATAAAAAATAAGAGTTATGACATTAGCATTTTTTGGAATTCCATTGGCAACAGCCTGTGTGATTAGATTGATAAAAGGATTAGAGGAACCGCAACCAAATTTGTTTACAGAATCCATGTTGTTTATAGGAACGGCAGGATGGTCATGTGCAATTTGGTTATTAATTAATATAGTATCATAACATGAATTTAGAAAATTTAACGCCCGAAGAACAAGAACAATACAATCAGTTCTTGCAACAATTTATGAAAAGTATTGACCCAACTGATTATCTTCCTCCGTCAGTACGCGAAATAGCCAGAATGGATATGGATACTTTGAAACAAGAATATGATATGGTTCAAGACAAAACATCGGAACGTAGCAGTACGCAACGCAAGTTGATTGCAGAACGATATGAATATGAATTATCAAAACAAAAAGATGTAGAAAATGGAGCGGAGTAAATTATATGCAGCAATAGTAGGTACGTGTATTGGATGCATAATGGGATACGTAGTAGCTATGAATTTGATGAAACGATTTGAAACTTGCAAGCATTTGGAAAATGAAAACAGAATGCTTCGAGAAATGTTGTTTGAACAACAAGACCCATATCGTCCCGACACAACACAACAACCAATTGAGATAGAAGGATGTGGTCTGTAAGAAGTTTAAGGTGGTGGTGGTTTGATTTCAAACAAGGATGCAAAAACATCAAAACGTTTTGGCGTGTCATATGGAGATTCAAACCATATGATTATGCGTATCAGTTACAGCTTTGGAGAGCATCACTCATACCATTACGCGATGCAATTCAAACGGGCAGTGAAGTTGAAGTAACTCGTCTCAAAAAGGTTGCTAAGATTCAACGTTGCATTGATTTGATAGATCGTATACATGCAGATGATTACTTTGCATTAGCCGAAGCCGAATTAGGCGAGACGGTAGAATTTGACCTTGCAATAGAATATCATGTAGACAAACTACGTAAAATCATAGATTTGGCAGAAAAAATGGCAGAAGCAGATTGGACGGAGTTATGGCGAATACTGCAAGGTCAACGTTATGTAGAATTTCAAATGATGCATGAAAAGTTAACGTTAAAAAATTATCATGATGAATATGAGACTTGGTTTGATGGTAGCGGAATAAAAACATGGTGGGATTGATTGGAAATGTATTATAAATTTTATATTATAAGTTATGAAAGATCCGATGCAACAAATTACAACGTATTTAGATGATTTAAGAGCAATGATTGTTGAATTGCAACAGGTAATCGAAGGATTTAAATCGGACATTGAAAAACGAGATAAACATATTGAAATGTTAGAACGACATATCAAGATAGCTGAAAATGCATTATTAAAACAAGAAAAATGGCAAAGAGATTAACAAGACGAGAAAAACAAGAAAAGATGCTTGTCGATATGATTAACGAAATGTTCCGCATTGCTGGGCATGAAGTAACCTATGATGACATAAAGGATCGAAAGGATAACTGGTTCCAAGAATGGACGATGACAGTAGAACAAAATGATTGCTGGCAAGCATGGGGCAAGAAGTATTTACAAAAGAATCTTAGATTGCCAGCTCGCTGGGCAGAACGCGAAATGGCCATGATAAGTTTGATGTGGGGTTTGAAGTTTAGCGATTCTTTACGTAACAAGATTAAAGATGAGCAAAATTAAACAAGACAAAATACCAATGACATTAACGGAAGATAATGTATTGAAGATTGCACTCGAACAAGGAGTTATTGAAAACGAATTCAATTGGAAACTTGTTAGAGAACGAGATGGATTAACTAATCAATCTAAAGAAGTGATGTGGCTTGAATGGAATTTTGAAGGTCGGCTTAAAGCAAAGCATACAAGTCCAGATATTGGTCGCTCACTTATCATGTCCCCATTTAATGATTTCTTTACATGGCAAACTACAGTTGTTACCGAGATCATGGAACAACGGGATGATTACGTTAAATTTAAAACAACCAATAGCGTTTACGAATTATTTAGAATCAATGAAAACATTTAGTTACCTTAAGACCATATGGTCACCATTTCGTCCTATACGACCTAACGTTTACATTGGAAAAACTGCTATAGGAACACCGTACTTTTATCCACGTAAAGTCGTTAACGATCCCGATAAACCGGGTCAGATGAAATTTGTTCCTAAACGAATTGGATTTGATTTTGTTGGATTGGGATGGAAATCGAAATGGACATCAAAAGATATACGTTTTGAATGGGCTCCTATTTGGTCATTTGTATTCTTTGGATATCAAATAGCCGTAATATGGAAAGCTCCAGAACAAGATCATTATTGGGAATGTTGGTTGTATTATGAATTATTTACTGATAAAACCAAATCGAAAACAGAACGCATAGCACAATGTCGCGAAGAGTTTCCATGCGTATGGATCAAAAGCAAAGATGGAGTAATGGAGACTCGAACCGATTACTATGATATCATTTTGAGAAAAAAGTATCGTAACAATTAGGATTTTTGAAATTGTTTTCTTATATTAATGTTATAAGATAAGCAGAATGAAAGTATACACCAAGCAAGAAGTTAGAGCAATGCGTAGAGGACCTTCCTTGTATGCGCCAGTAATTGCAAATTTGTTATCAGGTCGCACCATGTTGTTTCACGATGCCGAAGGCGGTAGCATACGCATTGCTGAAAATGTTACTTACGAAGATGCATCTCATATATGGGTTCGCTATCAAGCAAAGCAACGTGACATTCCAACGGATCGTAAACAATTCACAATTAAAGGCTCAACGGGTACTGCATACACCGTTACCGTTCGCTTTAAGCAATGGTCATGTACATGCTCCGGCTTTGGGTTTAGGAAGCGTTGCAAACATGTTGATCAAGCAAAACAATTAAATTGAGAATAATATGATAAACTACACAAACAGATACGGAGAAGATTACCATTTTGAATTGCAACCAAATGGTAACATTAAATGGACCGGAAACTTTGAATGGCATCGCTGTGGTTGGCCCAATGTATACAAAGATGCATACGCTCAGTATGTAGCCGATGGTGGTACGGATAGTGAATTAGTATTCAAGACGCGTGTACACGAATGGGACACGGAAGCAAGCACATGGACAGAGTTTGCAAAAACGTATATGCATTTAGTATACAGTGATACCGAATCAATTGATATGGTAGATCCATCAGGAGGACCTTACATCGCAGCTGGCCAGGACATGGGATGGTTTCATGAAAGCTTCAAAGGCAAAATGGTTACAAAGTTTATTCCATTGCAAGGCGAATCCGGTTATGAAATTGTAACGCGGTAAACTACGTAGTATCATATTTATTATCATATAGATAAGGACTATAAATCATGATACGTTTAAATCAATTATTACAATCACAACTTGAGAATGTTAACCCATTGATTATGGAACAACCAGAACCTGCAGATAATGGTAGTTTTAAAGATTTAGGGCCCGACATATTTAATGTAATGAATAAACCACATTTAACTAGCAATAAAGCTATTAGTAGCTACCAACTGGGGTTAAGTGGATTTGCGTTTAACTCAACCTATACAATAGCTACCAAAAAGTTTTATGGTAAGACTCTTAGATTAACATGGTTTCAGCGCCCACAATCTTTTTATGTTAATTATGGCGATAAATATTTAGGAAAATTCAATACGATTACATTTTCAAACTGGCTTTCTAACCCTAACTTTTAAAAAAATACGTTAACGGAAAAGAGGCACTAGCTTCCTTTTTTACTGTCCGTAAACTAACAAGTAGCCGTAGCAATGCAATGTTTACGGATACTGAAGACGAATAATTAGTATACGACGAAAGCACGAGCATATGCAAGTATAAGAGACGAGTATGCAATAAGTATATATGCATATAAGCTCATGACTCCCCTCGTACCCAGGTTTCCCCGGTACGTTACTGGTACTGGCGTAACCGTATCAGAGTCTAGTATGGCTCCCGATGCCTTGTTATTTTTAGACGAGTACACGTAATTATTCTAGACGCATTTTTAGAATGAATTGTAGTTTTAGTGTGTAGTAGCATCCAGCAAGGTAGATTAGATATCTCCCTGCCGGTCCTACTTGTTTTGGCGGGGCATAGCGTCTTTATTGTGGTCGACCTGGTATCTAGACTCCAAAAGGGCTACAATGTTCTTAAACGAACTGTATGAGCCGCAATCATGATGCACCTATTTTTAGACCGATATGCGCGATTTTTAGATGAATCATGGCATCATCTCCCTGTTTATTTTTAGTCCGAGTGAAGGTTATTTTTAGTCCATTGTGCGCTCTATATATAGTGAATCCAATACCCACATTATTTTTAGATGCATTATGCGTGTCGTTATAGCTAGTGATCTGAACAGTTTATTTTTAGAGCAATATCCGCACCCTCCCGTTATTTTTAGACCAATATGCCCTATTTTTAGGCCATTTTTAGAGCAATACCCGTTTGATTTTTAGTCCAATGGTGTCCTATTTTTAGACCAAAACCAGGTTTTAGACCCGGTTTTATTTGGTTCTCTAGCTATACAGCGTAAACTTTTTTTACTTTTCGGTTGGATGTTGTGCGCGTATTTCATATTATATAAGCGTAATAAGCAGAAAGATGATGATAGTATTTATAGCTTGGATGGTAACGTTGCTAGCATTGATTGCGGCTATCGTAATCCGAGAACGTAGACGAAAATAACGACGGGGTCCGGGAACAATGTGCTCCTACCAGACGCACCTGGCGGATCGTTATAACGAAGGGATCGATTCATTGGATCGACCTTCACACTTGGCGGGATCGTAACCACAAGGACCTAGTCCCCAACACATCGATCCCGTCCCACATTGGGTACCATGACCAACGGGTTTCTCTCTCTTATTCCCAGGCGTGTACCACGGGCGGCTTCGGTCGCCCTTTTTTTGTGAATAACTTTTTTTAAACTTTTTTTGCGAAAAGGTTGGATCGCATTATTATTTTACTTATCTTTATATAAATTAAAAAGAGAGAATATGAAAAAAGCAAAAAAAGTCCAGTACGGAATTGAGATCGTTAAGCCTTGGAGCAAGGCAATGTATGACCATAATGATCAGGTTGCCGAAGCCGTTAAAGTAAAAGTGTTTGAAATGTGGACCGCTGCATGCGATATGGATGTAGAAATGTTTGGGTCTGATTCGGAATGGCTGGATTATGCATTGCCGGAGATGATTAAAATTCAAAAGGCTGTATTGTGTTATGGATTTGGCCATGGATTTAGCGTAGCAGATGTTGCCAGACGCGTTGAAGAAGAAATAGAAGATGCTCCTTACTATCGCTTAAAGGAAATAGCAGAAGATTTAGAGTTATCACTCAAAGTAGGGTTTGTTGGCTTTTAGAGCCAGCAAACTTTTTTGTAACTTTTCTGTAAAAAGATTTGGATCGCATTGATTTTTTTCTTATCTTTATATAAATTAAAAAGAGAGATATATGACAAAGACAGCAAATTTAGCAGATCAATTGAATGCACAAGCCAACGGCTTAATTATTGACTCACAGGGACAGAACGATGCATGTTATAACTTTTATGATTGGTTCTGCAAAGATTCCAGTTTACGAAACAAATCCTGGAAGCTGATGAAGCAGGTAAAGACATTCCTCCGGCATAACCCGCAAATTGATTTATTGACGCACTATGTGTTCTTTAAGAATAATTGTCCGATGAACGGCCCATTGTATGATGATTTTCGTATATGCAATATCGAGACGGGCAATGTAATGTTTACGGTAATTCCTAAGTGTGGACATAGTGGCTCGGCCGAGATATGGGGACGCGAAAATAACTTTAAAGGTCCTCTTAAGACAGCCAAAACTTTTTCCAAACTTTTTTCTTAAAATGCTTGGATCGCATTGATTTTTTCCTTAAATTTAAGTATAATTAAAAAATAAGAGATATGGCAGTAGGCAAAAAGAATTCAGGATTTTTCAAGCAAGACGCAGTAGCAGCCCGCATGATGGCAGATGCAAAACGTCCACAACAATTAAATGCGGCAGTGAAGCAAGCAATGGCACAAGCAGAACGCAACCGCATATACCGAGAAGCTCGAGCAGCATTACAGAAACCCCGCTTTATCAAATAAGCGGGCTAAAAAAGTTTCAAAAAAGTTTGAAAAAAAGGGTAACCCTTTGCAAAAATTTGGTTATATATAAAAAGAAATAAGAGTTATGAAAAGAAGAATCAATGTTACAAATGGTGCAATAGTAGGCGCCGAATCCACAAAGCGTTACGTAGCCGAGATAAAGAAGGCTCAGGTCATAAGCCGGGAGGCAGAGACGCAGTTAATCCTTGATGCACAGGCAGGCTCCTTTAAGGCACGCAACACCATAATAGAAAGCAACCTGAGGTTTGCAGTGCAAGTGGCACGACAGTACCAGGGCATGGGCTTGGAGATGGAGGACCTCATAGCATTTGCCAACATTGGATTGTTTGAGGCTGTGGATCGTTTTGACACCAGCAAGAATGTTAAATTCATTACGTTTGCAGTATGGTATATCCGTGCCGAGTTGCAGAAGGCCCTCAATGATTTATCCCGCACAGTAAGGATCCCATCACACCGTACGGCTACTGAGGAGTACTCCACAAAGAGCATTTCCACTCCGGTGGGTGATGATGAGAACAAAGAGACATATGCAGATCGATACTTGGCAGCCGATGAGGTGCGCAGCAGCAGAGACCGCGCGGACCTGAAGTTTGACATTGATAGAGCATTGGCACAATTGAAGCCTAAGCAAGAAGAGGCATTGCGACGCAATTATGGCTTAGGTGTTGAGTATGCACAGAGCATGGAGCAAATTGGTGAGGAGATGGGTATCACAAATGAGCGTGCACGACAATTGGTTCGTCAAGCTGAAGAGGCATTAGCAGCACTTCCAGGAATTAAGTTACTTGAGCAATACCTATAACATATGAAACAGAATGATCCAGATCTTAACGATCTCTTCGGCCGCGTAGCCATGTACATTATCATGCCCTTGTTGATGCTATATATCATTAGTTGCATGCT